ATGACAATATATAAGCAGCAAGCCAGAAAATATGATTTAAACTCAAATACCTTTGACAGAGGTGACTTTAGTAATATCAGTTTATTTAGCGATATCGATTCTTCATCAGCAGATCCAGATGAAATAGAAAAGCTGTTTATGTTCGAGTTTTTCCACCTGAACAAGTTGATTCTGTTGAATAATACAATATGGAGAAAAATATTATGCGAGCAACAGGTATCATAGTGCCGATAGTACTATACCTTTCCAGATTAATGGAGATACATTTACTTATGGAATACAAGACAATAATGCTACGACTACTAATAGCAAAAAATGCTGCTCAGATAGTAAGTGTTAAGAATATACTTGGTAACTAAAAGATTTATTTTAAAACTTTAGTTAATAAGCTAGCGTAATGAGATCAATAATAATTATGTCTATCAGTTATCCCCTAGTTAATTAGTAGTATTGTAGTTTTCAGCTTTAATCCAATATTTTCAGGCAAAGTAATTATTTAATAATTAGCATTGACACAGTAATTTACTCTTCTGTAAACTAATATTATTTTAGGAGGGTAATTGTTATGTCAAAGAGAAATAAATGGTTAATACTATTTGTATTTGTAGTTGCAGCTGCCATAGTTGTATTTGGTGGTATTAAAGATGACTCAAAATCAACTTCAAAGCCGCAACAAGAAAGACAAATACTCAGTGGTGTATATAAGGAAAATGATGATGATGCAAAACGTAATGATGGTACTGTGCAACCTGATTATATCCAATTCACAAAAGACGGCAAAGTATTGATAGCGCAACCTGAGACAGGTGATGAAGATAGCGGTTATTACGGTGATGCCTATCGTGGGACATGGAAATCATTAGGGGATAATAAATTCAAGTTAAAGATTCATGATGTTTATGATAAAGATTATTACACACTGGAATTAAAGAAAGATGGTAATAATTTTACTATGAAATCAACTAATGATAAGGCTAAGTACGTTTGGTATGAAGATGACTATAGTAAAATTGATATGACTGCTTCTGATTTTATGGATATGTTTAATAAAGCTAAAGATTCTGATCAACAGGGTATTCAAGAAAACGGTTATGCTGATCCAGATAATGACTCTTCTTCAAACGCAACAAGTACATCCAATCATAGCGATAGCGATTCCTCATCAACATCGGCTGATCCAGATGAAATTGGTAAAGCTGTTTATGCCCGAGTTTTCCCATCTGAACAAGTTGATTCCGTTGAACAAGATGGAGACAGTTATTATGTAAGTAACGAATATCACAGTGCTGATAGTACTGTTGAATTCCAAATTAATGGAGATAAAGTTACCTACTGGACACAAGCCGATGGTGATACAACTGCTGACGGTAAGAATAATGCCCACACAGTAAGCATCAAAGATTTACTTGGCAACTAATAAAATATTGCTTTTAGAACGTTGATCAAAAAATGATTGGCGTTCTTTTATATTACATATAGTTCAAATATATATAATGCTACAATAAATGTGTTATTGAAAAGTAATAGTTTTTTAGGGAAAAATTACATATGAAAAAAATTAAAACAGATTATTTTATGAGCTTAGGAGACAGTAAAATGACAAAAATTCCACTGCCAACTATTGGTGAAATTTTACAAGAAGAATTTATGATTCCACTAGATATATCACCAGCAACTTTATCAAAGAAAACTACTATTTCTTTAGAGCAAATTGATCATATTCTCCATAACAAGTTGGTAATTAATGCGGATATTTCGCAACAGTTAGGACAAGTGTTTCATGTCTCTGACAATTATTTCTTGAAGTTGCAAAAAGATATTAATAGCCGAAAATAATTGCATAGTTAATTCCAACGCTACATTTAATTTGCGCTTTAGTAATTCAACTAGAAACGCTCCTTCACCTGCCGATGGTTCTAAAAAATTGCATATAAATCATTAATTTTTGCGGTAATTTCCGGCTGGTCTAACATAAAATCAACGATCCACTTAGGAGTAAAGACTTCACCATGATCCTTAACTCGGTCAGCTGACTTAATAATTTTTTCATTCATAGTTTTTTCTCCATAATTAAATTACTCAACATATTTACTAAGTTTACGCCGAATTATATTAGGCATTGCCTGAGCCAAAGCTAAAAGCTGCTCCTTAGTTTGATGAATTCCATATTTTGTTGCACGACCTTTACCAATTTTAATTACTGTTCCTTTAGAGATCAATTCTTTTAATGAAGAATCAACTTTGGTTCTGCTTAATCCTGTCTCCTCTTCAATTTGCTTATGACTCATTTCCTGCCCTTCAGATGTGACTATTGCTTTTAATATCAGTCGCTCCCGATCAGAAATTATCTGTCCAGAGAATGAGTCAGCATAATCAACTTTCCAAATTCTTAATTTAGTACCTTCATAATTAGATGTAATCTGCGGCTTCCGATAATTATTTACTAGTGCAGACTCATAGATTTTTTCACCACCATGACCTGCTCGTTCACTTTCCCCTAATTGAACAAATAACTTTGAAATAATCGGATTTCTAGAACTAGTATGATTAGTCGTAAAAAATGTTTCTACTGGAACTAGCATTTTCCCTGGGTTAGTAAATTCGTAATAGTTAACTTTTGCAATTGCACGAATAGGTTCCTTCCCATAATAGTTTGCGTGCATTAGCATATTTAATAATGCTTCTCGAAGTGCAACAATCATCGCGCCAGCGGTATCTTTTCTATTCATCTTAGAATCAAGTTCAAAATGATTATCTACTGTCATTCTAATGGTGTGCATAGCTCGCCGATAGAAACTATAAATATTCAAATTATCGGTTACTGATGATATTCGATTCAGCCAGCGTTCAACGTTTGGTTTACTTTGATCAAAATAATCAAGCTGAAAATAGGGAAATTTATGAATTATTGCGTTGTTATCGCCAAAGAATAAAAGCCCACCAATTGTTATTCCGTATTCACCATTTCCATCATAATCTTTTGCAATAACACCTATCTTTTTTAAAAATTCTTCCACTGATAAATTTTTATAACTTCGGTATTGTTCGCGTGCTGTTAATTCTCTTCTATATTCCTCAATACATTCCTTATCTAAATCTTCAATCCAATAATTATGCAAAACATTTGTATCAAGGTTAGTTGCGGTATTGATTAAAAGCATTTTTAAGTCTTCACCTTTTGCTTTTACATCTACGGCCCCTTTTCTAATGTAAGGTGTGCCATTAGCTCGCACAGGTTTTTGGTTTATTTTTGCCTCCGGAACAGTAATTTCAATCACATTCTTTTTACCAACCTTAACAACTTGTACATTCTTATTTTGTAATGTATTAACATTTAGGATTTCATCAATATTAGACCAAAATTCGTCTAATATTTTATGCATATTTGTGACGCCTGAAACAATAAATTGTGATTTATCATTTACTTTTTTCTCTTCAATGCCAAGAACTATAATACCCCCTTCTGTATTTGAAAAAGCAGCAATAGATTCCCAAACATCTTTAGATAAACTAGTGCTATTTTTCTTGTATTCAATATACTGATTTTCATCTGGTAATGTTGAATAATCCATGTCGATCCCCCATGTTTTATAACCTGCAGAAAACCTGCAGAAAAAATTTTAATTACATTAGTCCGTTATCCCCGTAATATTAAGGCTTGTCTTCCGTCTTTGTTACTCTCTTTTAGTAAAACCTGCAGAAAACCTGCAGAAAACTCCCCGCGCAACTAATCATTATCAGTGAAGAACTCCTCTAGTTCATAGGTAACAACCGGTTTTACATATAATTGATATTTAGCTACTAAATCAACTAGATGGTCACCATCAATTAAAGTAATAACACGCGTACCATTTCTGGAAGCCTTAACTGCATCACGGGTAAATGATGAAGTTGTAATAAAAATCCCATATTCTGCTCGATATTTATCCATCGCCCCACGAAATTTATCAATTTCCGGTGAAGAAACAAGATTAGTTTCTCTCCACCTTTTTGCCTGAATTGCGACACGGGTAGTACGAAAATCATCAGTAGTCATATAGCCATAGCCGTCAATCCCGCCATCACCGCTAAGTTGAATTCCGAGAGATTCATCGATATCAACATTCATTTTCTTCACTAGTGCCCGACAAAACATTTCAAACTTGCTAGGTTTCAGTTTGAGGAGAGCATGCAACAATTCTACGCGCCAATCTTCTAACTTATCTATCTTTTCATCAGAGATATCGCTCTTAGCTACCGTATGTTTTTTATTTTTCCTAGATCGTTCTTTCCACATGGGTAGTGATATCTTATAAACATCTTTAATCAGAAAATCTGCACTTCCCTCAAATGAGCGACCTTTAGAAGTTAAGATTACTACCCCTGTTTGTGGACGCTCTAAATAATCAGCCATCACTAAATTAGTAACAGCAAAATTAAAGGGAAAGTTAAAGGGATAGTATATATGCCCTTTTTGGGACTTTTTAGTTAGCGTTAATGCATCTTCTGGAATTAAACTATCATTACTAACAACCATTCGTTTTAATTCCTTAGTAGTTGCTTCTCCTCCTAGGCGTCTTAATTCTCTAATGATTGGATACATTAAATAGGCTTCCTGATCTTGACGCTTCAATTCATTAAAATTATTCATTAATCCCTTACCTACACTTTCGTTTCAATAAAGTCTATTTCATCTTGAGATAGATTATATTTTCTGTAGAGTTGTTGATCAATTTCTGGAGTGCTGTATCGTATAAATCACGAGTTTCAAATTCTTTTTCTAGGAATGCAAAATTGCTTGCCATATGGATACTCCCTCACTGTTTTACTTATTTAAGTATACAATAGTCTTCAGGTAGGTTTAACTAAATTTCTATTGAAAGGATGTTTATTTAATGGCATTAGGAACATTATCATATACCCTAAATGATAGCTTTAAATTACTTGGATATTTTTCAATTAATCAATTCAACCCAAATAATAAAGACTTAATTCCTGGGATTTTTTCATTTAATAAGGGGATTTGTACTTTAGAGGTTTTTAACAATTTCTATAAACCATCTGCTAATGGAAATATTTCGTTCCCCATAACAAGTTCAAATGATGGCCTTATTTTTGGAATTTTAGAAGATGGTATACGAATAAAAATCAATAAATATTTAAGTCGTAATTTTACTCAGCATTTCCCTGGATTTTCTAAAAGCAGCTTCTTAATTTACAACTATGATATGTATTCTCCAATCTCTAATCCCCATTCATCCTGGAATTTTAATCCTAATTATCTTTTATTAAGATTTAATAATCTATTTAATTGGATAAGAGAGCTTCCTAACACAGATAAAAAGCTTGCAACTATTCAACTTGATAATGATACATTTAATATTTTTATTCAATCATATGAAACCTCTCAACAAGTAGAAATGGAAAAAATACAAATCATTAAGTCTCCAGTTTTAAAAATATCTTGGGATGATACCTTTAAACAATCAACTGTAAATTGCTTAATATCTAAACTTACTAATCTACTTACTTTATTAACTGATTCTGTTTTTCAGATTACGCAAGTCCAATATATTAAAGAATTAGGCAATTCTTTACAAGAAACTAGAAATTCATTTGTCCGTAATGATATCGATCCTAATATGAAATTCACTCTAAATCCTGCATTAATTATTGTTTATCATCAGATTGAAAATTGTTTTGAAAAAGTTCTACAAACATATCTTAATTTGACTAACTCAAACTCGTCTTATCCCTTAGTTAAGTCACTCCTTCTATTCTTAAACTCCAATCAAAATGATAATTCAAATCTATTAAATTACGTTAATTCAATAGAAACTGCTTTTAAAAATGAACATTATTCTTCCGATGGGAAAAAGATAAGTGCTCTTAAAGGTAAAATTAAATTTTTTATGGGTAAAATTCCAGAGGATCTAATAGATAAGATGTTCCGTCAACAGTCTGACCAGGAAGCTTTTATAAAAAGCCTGGTAGATACTAGAGATTATCTTGTTCATGGCGATAAGGCTACTAGTGATTATCTACTTGATCAATTAGGAATAAATGTTGCTTTAGAAAAATTGCATTTACTAGTTTACGTTTATGTATTATTAATCTTAAAAGTTCCTAAAGATTTAATAATCAAAAATTTTTCTATTCCATATGTACAAGCAGGAAAACCACACCAATTTCTAAAGTGACAAAACCATACCAAATTAACACTCCTATGCAACGTAAGTAAAAACATTTAAGCATTTTACCAAGTTTTAGCAAAAAAGTATCCTTTTATTTTTGATTTGTGCAATAATTAACTTGTTGTTAGAAATTAAGGTTGAACTTAAAGGAGATTTTATTATGACTGAACAAAAAGTTGCTGTTATTACTGGTAGTAGTCGTGGTATCGGAAAGGGCATTGCGGAACAACTAGGAAAAGATGGCTATGCAATGGTCATTAATGGTTATCATAAAGAAGAAACAGACAAGACAACCAAAGAATTAGCTGACAAAGGATATAAGGTTGTGGCAGCTCCTGGTGACGTTTCAAAAAAGGAAACTCATGAAATGCTTGTAAAAGCTGCTGTGGATAACTTTGGACGCCTTGACACTTACATTAACAATGCCGGAATTGCACAAATCGGTAATCTCCTAGACGAATCAGCCGAAGAATTTCATAAAATTTACGCTACTAATGTTGATAGTGTTCTGTTTGGGATTCAAGCTGCTGCTGAACAATTCAGGAAGCAAGATGATGGAGATAAAATCCGTAAAATCATCAATGCTTCAAGTATCGCTGGACACATTGGTTATGAACAATTAGGAGCATACTCTTCAACTAAATTTGCTATTCGTGGATTAACACAAGTAGCTGCTAAGGAATTAGCTAAATTTAATATTACGGTTAATGCCTATTGCCCAGGTATTGTGGGTACCGATATGTGGGACTTTATCGACGAAAAGATGGTTGAAGAAAATGGTGGTGAAAAAGGTCAATACTTAAAGGCCGCTATTGACGGAATTGCTCTTGGTCGTGTTGAACATCCATCAGACGTCGCTAACTTTGTCTCCTACCTCGCTTCAGACAAATCTGACTACATGACTGGACAAGCTGTCCAAATTGACGGTGGAGTTCAATTTATCTAATTTAGTTTTCAATATAAAATAGTAATTCCCTAACCCTGATAAAAAAATTACCAAGGCTAGGGATTTTTTCTCCTCCCCAAATCATAAGTCAATCTACATCTCCGCAAAAATGCTATAATCAAAGCAAACCTATCAAAGGAGGAGAATTGTATGTTTGAAGCTTACAAATACTACTGGGAAAACGCCTTTAAGTACCGGGCTACTTCAACGCGGGCGGATTTTTGGTGGCCAGTATTAGTTAATTTCATCATTTTTGTTATTTTATATTTCTTACTAACAATCGCTGGTTTTACTTCTGTCACTTCGATTATGAACGGCTATAATCATGGCGTTGGGTTCTTAATCTTCTTACTCTTCGTTATTGCAGTATTCGCCATTGCTATTATTATTCCTGGAATTGCTATTTGTGTCCGGCGGGTTCGCGATACCGGTTTGACAGGCTGGACGGTCTTAGTTTTCTGGTTACTTTCCCTTATTTTTACAAGTAACGATAGTGCGGTGATGGAAACTATTTCCTCAGTCATCGATATAATCTTCTTAGTAATTCTCTGTTTACCAACCGGTTACGTCAATAAACAAGGTTGGTGGAGTGCTAACTACGACAACGATGTTAAGGTTCTATCATTACGAAACAATAACTAAATTAAAAGAGCTGGTGCCTCAAAATGCAGCATCAGCTCTTTTAATCTAGTCAATTTTAATTATCCCTTGTAAATAGGTTGGTATGATCCCCGTAAAGTGATCTTATCAAGTCCGTTATCGAGGTTGTACTTGTCGTCGCTAAGCTTCTTTTCTCGGTAACCTGCCCGTGAAAAAGCTTCGACTAAGCGCACCATAAATTCTTGACCACCTTCTGCAGTTTCATAAATCATGTGGTCAATGTATTGTGGCATGTTTGTACTCTTCCGCAATAAAGTGATTAAGTACACCTGCTTATCAGTCTTGTTAATTTCTGAGGTATTTTGCATCAATGACATATCTATTTCCTCCTATTCAATCCAAGAATTCTCTTCCTACTCATATTATAAATTATGTACAGGATTAGTCAAAACTGTTTATCAAAAAAATGAGCGAAAACACGAATAAGTTAATTAGAAAATAAGTGCCCTCATGTAAAATATAATAATATTTTTACCCTAACCCTGTAATTTTCGTTAATTAAGTGTTACTATAATGGCGAAAGGAAGCATAATCATGGAAATTAATGCAGATGCTCTTAAGAACTTCCAAGATTCGAAGTTCAATTTTGTAGATGCAGATGGTAATGGTGTAGACTTTGATAACTTGGACGAAAGTGTAAAGTACACTCTTCGTGATGGTGAAACAGTTATTGAAGATGATATGCATGCCAAGGACGTTGTTGATACCATTAATAATGAATATGGTAAGACAATGAACGTTTAATTTCTTGATATGTAGAATTAAAAATAGGTTCCTATCACTCAATCTTTGATAGGGACCTATTTTTTTACTATCTAAATTGCTTCTCTTGCCCAAGAGTTCTAAAATTAGAGATAAATTGAAAGATAAGGGGCTCTTATTTATGATGAACATTCTATTAATCATCTTAACAGCAATTTTTATTATCGAAAGTATTTTTGAAGTTCGTTATTTTTACCAAATTCGAACTATTTTTAATCAATCTGGCCGTATTGAACCTACTAAACGAGTTCAGCGAATCGTTACAATTGAAACTCAGTGGTCATGGATTTCATGGATCTTTTTACTCTTACTGTTCGTTTTACCAGACATGTACACCGCTATTCTCATCTGTGTCATTACCCTTATTGAAACCTGGGTAGTCTACGAACTTTACAACGCTCGCGAATATGCTAAGAAAATTAATGAAAAATAGTGAAATTAAAGAGGAAGGTGTTACAAGATCAACGCCTTCCTCTTTTTTATGCTACACGCACCTTTGTTAACAGTTCATAAACATAAGACAACTCACTTGGACGAAAAGCTCCATGGAGGGTCCCCACTTTTTTAAAGCCACTCTTAGTTGCGATCCGTTGCATTGCCATATTATTTTCATTTGTACTTAAACGAATTGATTTGATCTCTGGACGTTCGGTCTCCAAATACTCAACCAAACTCAAAAATAATTTGGATGCGTATCCTTTTCCTGCATGCCGTGAATGAATAGCTACGCGGTGGATTACAACATAATTTTCAGTATTAATTAGCCATTCCCCGTTGAGTTTATCATAAAAATGATCCGGTGCTTCAACAATTGCTAACGTGCCAACTGTTTGTCCATCATCTGCTTTAACGAGATAAGCATAACCATTCTCAATATCTTCTTTTACATGGGTAACGTTCGGATAATCCCCCTGCCATTGATCAACGCCCCGCTCAGCTAACTGGTTACGTCCATCACGTAAAATATCTACTACTACATCTAAATCTGCCATTGTTGCTTTCCGGATTTTCATTGTAATCCCTCCTTAAAATCGTTGCTTATAGCTAAACCATAACAAATTAAGCAATTAATAGTATCACACCTCAATATTCAGATGCAATCACTTCCGATTTGTAATTTTTAGGAAACCGATAAACTAAAACGCTTTCAAATAAATAAAGGGAGAATTACTACAATGAATTATTTTATCGGTGTTGATGTTGGAACTACTTCTACAAAGGCAGTTCTATATGACCAAAATGCAACTGTGTTAGACCAATTTAGCCAAGGTTATTCCCTTTACCGCGATGCTAGTGGAATGGCTGAACAAAACCCAACTGCAATTGTCGAAGCAGTCGAAAAAGTTATTCATGATGCGGCACAAAAAGCAGATTTAACAAACGGAAAATTGTTAGCGGTATCATTTTCCAGTGCTAACCAAAGCGTGATCATGCTCGACAAGAATTTCAATCCTCTTTCACGGGTGATCACTTGGGCTGATACACGTGCGCGCGATGTCGCAAACGAATTAAAGAATAGTCCAGCCGGTCAGCAAATTTATGCTAAAACAGGTACACCTATTCATCCAATGTCCCCATTGACCAAGATTATGTGGCTCAACAAGACACAAGCAGATAAGGTTGCCCAAACTGCATATTTTGGCGACATCAAGTCCTACCTCTTCCACCAGTTTTTCAATACGTTTAAGGTTGATGTTTCCATCGCTTCATGTACCGGAATGATGAATGTCAATACGTGTGACTGGGACGATCAAGCATTGGAACTCGCTAATGCCGATCGTTCCCAATTGCCAGAAATCGTGAACGGAACAACCCAAGCGATTGGCTTAACAGCAGCAGCGCAAGCAAAAATGGGCATCCCCGCTGACACGCCATTTGTCTATGGTGCTTTTGACGGTGCTTTATCTAATTTAGGTGTGGGAGCAATTAAGCAAAATACTGTTGCCATTACGATTGGAACTTCCGCTGGTGTACGGGTTGTAACTGACCATCCAGTAATCGATCCTCAGCAACGACTTTTCTGTTACGCCGTAGATAAGGGTTTATGGGTCATCGGCGGTCCGCTTAATAATGGTGGCGATGTCTATCAGTGGGCTGTTGAGCACTTAGTTGACGCTAGTGCAGTTAAAAATGAAAATATTGATCCTTACACTCTTGCTAACCAGGTTATTGAAGGTGTTCCTGCTGGAGCTCACGGCTTGCTTTTCCACCCATTTCTTGGCGGTGAACGGGCACCATTATGGGATGCAAATGCGCGTGGTAGTTTCTTTGGGCTTTCCCACATTCATACCCGTGCCGATATGCTGCGCTCAGTAATGGAAGGAATTTGTATGAATATTGCAACTGTTTTCCAAGCGGTTCGTGACCTTGTTGGTAATCCCGCAAGCGTAACTGCAACTGGCGGTTTTGCGCGGGCTGAAGTTTGGCGGCAGATGTTAGCAGATGTCTTAAACTGCCCAGTCAATATCCCTAACTCATTTGAATCCGGTTGTCTCGGTGCAATCACTATGGCAATGAAGAGCCTAGGAATGATTGAAAACTATGAAATCATCAAAACATTAATTGGTGATATCAGTTCTTATCAACCAAATCAAGAGGCGGTTAATGTTTATCAAAATTACTTACCACTCTTTCAACAGGTTGAGGGATTATTAACACCAGCCTATTCGACCATCGCTAAATTACAACAACAATCTATTCATTAGGGGGTTATTATTATGCCTTTACTTATTGTTTTAATCGGAGTTATTATCTTAATTTTCATGATTGTTAAACTAAAGATGAACACTTTCGTTGGTTTAGTAATCACATCATTCATCGTTGGTTTATTACTCGGTCTCCCACTTACAAAGATTCCCCAAACTATTGAAACTGGTAATATCTAATATACGAAATTATGTAAAAAAAGAACGGCACCCCTCAAATGAGAGATGCCGTTTTATTCCGAAACACCCATAAGTTAAATATCATTATAGCATAAATAAAAAAGGATGCCGATTAAGGCACCCTGTTTACCGGTACGGTTTAAGTAATCAACTGAAACCAATTTGCACACCGGCATAATTCTCTTGATGTATTTATTATAGCATAATCAATTTATGATACAATAGTTGAGCACACTGTTGGAACTAATCACTCCACAAATATGTGCAAGTTGGGAGGTGTCCCAATTGCATCATTGGTGCATAATTCTCTTGATTGTGCCTAATAAGCACATAAAAAAACTAATCAAAAAGACTATTAAGCAACTATTTAAATGGTTGCGTGACTAGTCCTTGTGGCTAGACAAATAGTTATTTCAGCGGTGGTAATTCGTTTACTATCGCTGTTTTTATTATACGCAAAAAAAGCCCTAATAACCAGTAAGGCTACTAAGGCTTAAATATTATTTAAAAATAAAAAAAGCTCCAAATTGGGGCTCCCCCAGTAGGACTGGCGCACTTATTAGTACGCTTAATAGTTATTATCAGTTACCTACTGTAGCAATATACCTAAAGTACTTGCAATATAATAGTATCATTTATCTGCAACTACCGCTAGGGCTTAAATACTATTTAAATGTACCGAATGCTTCATTAGTGTTAGCATCACGGCAAGCAATATAACCATATTGACCGTGTTCTCGTGGCTGACGTAACCACACGTAACCGCCATGACGTGAGTAAGCGTCATACTTGATAACTGTACCTGCTGGAACAACGGCAATTACAGAAGAGTTAACAGTTGCTCCCCGGCGTAAATGTAGAGCGCAGTTAGAAATAAACGTACCTTTCTCTTCAAACCAGCGGTCGCCTAGTGCGTCTGGCCAACCAGTTTGCTCTTCTAATACTGGGTTATGTGTAGGCTGTGGTTTAGGCGCTGGAATTTCTTGTTTGATGATAGTTGAAGGGTTAGCGAGTTTGTCCCAACCTGCTGCATCAAGGTAGAAGATAGAACGGTCTTCATCATCACCGGCAAACTGCCAACCAGTAATAAACTTGAAAGCTCCACTAGACACATTCATGTTAGGAACGTTCCATGAGTGCCAATTCATTGAAGGATATGCAGCAACCCACAAACCGCAAACATCAGCACAGCTAGCAACTTGCCAAATTGATGACGCTTGAACATAAATAATAGGATAGATACCAGTAATGCGATGGACTTCGTCAACAAATTGGCGAGCCCAACCGGTATTGCCCCATGCAGAGTTTTGATTCTCTTCCCAGTCAAGAGCTAGAACTGCTTGCCCTACGTAATTCTTGATATTATTAATGAAGAATTGCGCTTCTGCTACTGGATTACCACCACCTGCATAGTGATATAATCCTCGCTTCTTGCCAAGTGAACCTGCTAAGTCCCATTGGTGGTTGCACTTAGGGTTAACGTAGCCCGTGCCTTGCGTAGCCTTAACGATAACGCCTTGAGCATGTGGGTCACGGATAATGCTGTCATCGCTATCAGAATAAACGTCTACTGTATATAAAGAAGCCATTGTATCTACCTCCTAGCCTTTTGCTTCTGCTGTCTTGTCTAATGTGAGCTTATTTGCCCGATTAGGAGCGGTCTTGATCGCTTCTAAGACAGGATCGGACGTTTTTTGTCCCAACTTGTCCGACACAGATTTTGAATTTGTGTTAGGCGTTAACGTTGACAGCTCATAAGCTGCTTGTACTGCTGCTTGAACTTGCTTCATGTCCACATGTAGCCCCTTGTTAGCGAGATAGGCTTGTACTTGGGTAACAGCTTCAACGAACTTGGCTTGACCGGTCATATCCTTACCGACAAGTGAATTAACCACTGTCATTGATACTTGTTGAAGCAACGTCCATAGTTCCTTTTGCTGGGCTGTTTTAGCGTGCTTAATCTTGCTGTCAACAAATGGTTTACCGAATGCAACAGCGATGTAGATTAGTAATGCTAGAAAGCCCGAATTGATAATCCAATTAATAATGTCGTTTAGTGTTTTCATTACGTTTCCTCTCCTTTAGTCGTTCTTTTAACTCCCTGTTCTGCTCCCTTAACCTGTCATTCTCTGTGGGTTGACTACGTTGGTGGGCAGTGATCCAAGCAACGATAATCGAACCGATTGTAGTGATTAAGGTTGCTAATACTTGGTCGCTCACCTCGCCTCACCCCTTTATTAGAACAGTTAGAACGATACGAATTAACACAAAAAATGAGTACATGCTGGGAATACTAAGCAAGTTCCCTCGTAGTTGATCGTGGATTACAAAACCGCACAAAAATAACAGCCACACAAATGTAAGCGAGGCTGTCATAATTGTTTTATAGTGAAAATGTTGAATATTCCATAATGAATAAACCAGCGCAATCGTCCCAACCACACCCAGCAGAAAGATGAAAGGCGGATCATCTAGCATATCCAGCACGCTATTTGGTGGCGGTGTGAAGTTGCCTGTACTGTTAGTTGAAATAAAATATGCTGCTAACATATATGTTTCTACTGCTGTTAAAAACCACAACCAATTATGACGTAGATTATTGCGCATTCATGTAATACCTCCTTATAGCCGCCCATAATAAAAGCCCCACTCGTTTGAGTGAGGCTTATTTATGTACTGTGTATTTCTGAGGCGACTATGTTCTAGCTAAGCCAACTGTTGCTAATCGTAATCTTGACCAGTGATTTCTTTATATTCGTCTTTAGTAATCATCTTTGCTAAGACAAATGTTCTAACATTATCTAATGTATACCAACCTGCTTGATATGACTGTTGAACTAAACTAAACATTTTGTGCCTCCTTAGCGGTTATCTGAGCTAACTGCAATGCTAATTGTGAATAAAGCTTTTGCTGACTAGCTTGAAATTGGGCTTGTTGTAAAGCTAATTGAGCAAGCTGTTGTTCTTTTGATACAACTGCTTGTTCAATCCAAGCCGTCCCATTCCATTTAGGATTATTCAAACCAACTGTAATACCTTCTATAGACTTGCCAGACTCATCTCTATATTGCTTAGTTGGTGCTTTATCGGTTGAATTTGTTGGTTGAATATCTGAATAAACAAATCCCGTATAATTTCCACTTTTGTCATAACAATAATACATTGTTTTATTATTAAAGGGCTGATTGAGCGGTGGATTAGTTTCTTGAATCTCACTAACCTGTATGTCATTTTCATCGGTTAACATTATTAAACGCCTCCTTACTTAAGAGATGTATTCTGGTCTTCATCATATGAGTAAGTCCCAACACCATGAACTCGTTTTACATCATAATCTGAAGTATTGATTACTTGAATTGAACCATTTTGAGTTAATACGATTGCAACCGCTCCCCATGCGTTATCTCCCTGTCCAAATCCTGCAAAATAAGCTGGTAATGTTGGTCGTAATGTTCCAGGAAAACCAGTGTCTATGTTTACATAACCGTGTTTAGGAACATTAATATTTATATCAAAATAGCAATATAAAAGAGTTGTGCTTAGCGTTCTAATAAGTGAATAGTAGCTTGCTGAGCTTGCCATAGCTCCACCGAAATTCTGCTTCTTGTCGAGACGATCCCAAATGTATTGTTTGTTAGTATAGGCCGATTTCCATGCATGAAAGGTCTTATGCGTTGCTAAGTCCCATAGTGTCAAATGTCCTAACTGGTCATTTTCTACAGTGTAAGTTGCTGCTACTTCTAGTAATCCTTGTCCTGCTGCCTCAGCTGGGACATTTTTAGCCGCCTTTAGATTACGAATTTGATAGAATCCTGGCTTTAAAGTAAAAACATCAATCCCATCGTTTACAAATGCCGGAATCCGTTCAGCGGCTCTAACAGTATGTGAGCTAACAAATCCTCGTTGCCAACCAAATGGATTATCTGCATTTGGGTCAGCATTCATTACTGGGAATGCATTAGGATTCATCCATAATGTATTAATCCGTCCTTGAAGATATGCAACTTCTTGTGCTAAGGATTCAATTGTTGGTTTGGTTTCATCCATTGTATCTCCTCCTAATAAGTAAAGTCTCGGTCATTACCTCGTCCGAAACGATAGCAATGAATTTTATGTTTGGCAGTATCTATACTGATAATATCCCACGCATCTTCATTTTTTGTATTTCGACGGTCTGAGTTGTTAACTTTATCTGAAACAAATGATGCGCTAGTTGTTACTTCAATAATTGGTGTCTCGCTAAAAACGTTGTAATCTTGCGCATCATAGTGAAGATGGCCATTAATAATTGCAATCAACGTCCCTTCACCCTGCTTTGTGAAGTCAGCCTGTACATCTGCAACATCAAATGCGTCTCCGCTATTATTAGTAATTGATACATTCTTCCCATGTTTAAATGCGTTGATGATCTCGATAAAAGCTTGATTATTCTCGAAAGTATCATCGGCCGCCCACTGATTAAAGGCACTTGGTAGTGGCACGTGGAAAAAGATGACTACTTGCCAGCTATTATCAGGTAAGATCAGAGCTTTATTCGCAAGCCAGCTAAGCTGACGAGATCTAAAACCGGCAGTATTTGTACTATACATATAGTTACCATTGCTATCCTTTTTTTCGATTGGGATATCGTTTGAATCTAAGCCGATAATTCGTACTTTTTTATCAGGAAAATCTTTATAGAAATAGAGCGAATCACCATCACGAACTTCGCCATAATAATTGAACTTTGTTCCGAAACCGTTCTTAACTGCATTATCATCAAGAACTTCATTAGCATTTTTACCTTCTGTATTCTGATGACCGGCCCCATTATCATGATTGCCTCGAATCATAAACATCGCAGTTCGAACATACTTAGTCTGAAGCATTGCTCGAACATGCATTAGAGTCATGTTAAGTCGCCCTGTTGGTTCATCACCGTTGATATTATCTCCTAAAGCAATCAAGGCATCCGCATGATTGTAAAGTGTACTTAATGCGCACCATTGATAGTGTTCAAGTGACTTTGCTGTGTATCCGCTAAAGATAGTCGAGCCTTCCTCTTGCCAGTGGGCATCTGCGATTGTCGCAATGTTAAGAATATTAGCGTCATTAGGTACGTCTTTAGTAACGTGATTAAAGCTATCTCGAAAATAAGGAGGCATAACTTCGCCATACATCATATTAGTATCAAAAGAAGCCTGTTGTGCTTCTTGAAATGCCGGACCATTGAATTGGGATTGGAATTCGTTCAAAGTGTTTTGAACGTTGCTCTTCATATCATCAAGCTGTTTCTGAACAGCGGCCTCTAATGCTTTCTTAAACGCATCTGCTTCCGCCTGCGTAAACAAATTATCCTGTTTAATCTTAGCGTCTAGTGCATCTAAACCATTTTGAACAGTAACGCCAAGAGCTTTGAGCGTGTTCATTGATTGCGTAAACTGATCAACAAAGTCACTGGCCATCTTAGTGAGCTTATCGGTACTGTCTTGGTACTTAGCTTCAATTTCATTAATTAACTCTTCGACAGGTGAAATATACGTTCGTGGTACCAAACCATCAATGACTTTATCGGCAAGGACGTCAAGATCGAATTCCAAAGTGGTGATAGAGTTACCGTCTTTGAGGATGCGGAAAAAGGCTTGGCGGTAAGAACCAGCGACTGTGAAGGCATGACCGGGCATGTCGAAACGGAAACGGCCAGCAGTTGGGTCAAGGGCAACGTAGCCTTTATCATCAATTACTCGGAAATCGCCGGCGGAATTCTTAGGCAGTAAACCTTCAAACCAGACGTTGCAGCCGGTTAAATCTAGCGGTGTCCCGTCTTCGTTCTTAATATTGACAAAGACTTGCCGCATACTTCGCTCGTACTGACGTGCTTGGACCCAGTTAGTATTACTGCCATCAAAGTTAACCTTGAAGTCTTGAACGTTATCAACATGCGGACGCCGATCTTGACCGATCACATAAGTTAAAGTTTGTGACATTAAATCATTCCTTTCTCTTTCAAAATCTGCATGACAGCTTGTTCGACCGTTTCATAGTCAGTCCCCAAGGCCACATGCTCAATTTTCTTTTTCCACGCTTCTTTTGCTTGTTCTACTTCGTCATGAGTGGCTTTCTCATCTTCAAGTTTTTGACAACGCTCTTGAAGATTATCGATTTGTTTTTGTAGGTTGCCGTCACCTTTTTTACGATCTGCCACTTCATCAGATAGAGCTTGATCATCGTTTTTGTCCTCTTGCTCAATCACCTTGAAGTTCTCCGTTAATTGACCTGGCAACTTTGAGTTAGTCGCCAAATTCTCGACATGAGGCAGTTTAAACTCGCTCATTGACTATCACCTACTTTCGTGAATACGGGTTGCCCGTCGTTGCTGACGGATAAATAAAAAGCCGTCCCATTAGGCGACTTCATTGTGATATGTTCAAATGTTAATTGCTGAATCATTGTAGCGTCACGTTGACGGTAAATCTTGCCTTCTGGTCCATACTCTTTATAGACAGTTTGACCATTGTCCGGAGAACAGCTAAGCCACTGTAATCCATTTTCATCAACATAGGGTTGCAGAATAAAAATAGGCGTTTTAGCATCATTTGCCATTGACTTACCTCCCTACACTATTATTAATTTCTTCCATTTGCTTAATTTGTGCCTCGTTATAAATAATCACTGATTGTTCACTCTTCTTGTTATTCTCGTTAGCAAAGTGATCTTCTTTTCTAGCGCCAGTACCTCCAAATATATCTAGCGCTTGAACATTCGCATTCGTATCTTTGATCGCATTAAACAAGGCGATATTAACATCTTTCATCGCTAATCCAGTATTATTGAAAGTTAACGTCTTATCAGCATGAGGATGCAGTATATTGTCATTACCATCAATCCCAACCAACGTCATATCGGTATTGATATTCATAGTAGGCACAATTAAACGCACTACATCACCTAACTGATAGCCCTGCTCATCGACATTACTAACAGTGAGTGAAAACTCTGGATTATGTTGCACAGTGTTCTCAACGTACGCCTTAAGAGCGTTCATGTCATAAATGCTATCCATCGTAATTGGAGCACCACAATGCAAACCATATTTTTTAATTGAATCCTGATCTTGGTAATGATAAACAAGGGAGTAATAGCTAGCACTAGTAGTTGTAGTTGTCGTACTATCATCGCTACCACCACTATTAACGTTGCCGTCCGCAAAGCCTGGCACTCTTACAGCAAACTGCGGTGGCCAGCTAGCAATTGTGCGATAAACTGTCCCATCTTGGTAGTTATCAGCACCAACCCGCCATGTTGAATCCATTGCAATTGATACGTGGTAACTACCGCCACGAGCACCCCAGAAAAGTAAATCTCCAGTTTGGTAAGGTGGATTAACAATCGTACCTTTGCCTTCAAGGCCAACAGTATTAGTTCGAGGTGTATTAATGCCGAAATGATTAAGAACATAGCAGACAAACCCAGAGCAATCCCAACCACTTGGAGTGCTTCCACCCCAAACATATGGCACTTTGCCAACAAACGATTTGCAATAATCGATAATCTGTTGCGATCGTCCAGTAGATGTTGCTGATAAAGCTGTTATCTGAGCCTTTGAAACTGGTGCCCCAAATGGAGACCAACCATGACGACCAGTAATCTGATTACGCCAGTTCGGCACGTTGAATAAGGCTATTAACTGGTCCAGTCCGTGCCAAATATTGGTATAAGGTGGGCGACAATAATAGTTAAAAGTAGCTTGTTTAAATTGAAGTAAACCCATAGCAATGCCGTCTGATAAACCATCATCGCCACCTTTAGCATCTTCGCGACCACTAGATTCAAGATTAATCTGTGCTTTTACCAGCGCAATATCACTATCTGATAATTGTTGCCCCGTTAAGCTAGCGGCATTTTTTATTACTGGTGTCCAATCGCCGTTTTGAGGTTCGGTGATTCCGTTGCCACCACCAGATACAGTAGTGGTGTCAGCTTCAACTTTACCGCCGTACACCCAACAATCGTTAACGATGCTAGTATCATCTTCTTGGATGTCGACCGAATTTATATTATACATATAGCGTAATTGACGACCTGTTTGGTGGCGTAAACTTGCTAAATCATAGATTCTAACAGTATATCCATCCGGAATCCAATAAGCACTGAATGTTTTAAGATTACTGTTCAACCACTCATATAATGAGCCAGTACACTCAATCGCCACTTGAGGAAAGTTACCGTGTAACTCATATTTAACACCTTGATTGTTGTTATCAAGAAACTTATGCATACAAGCATCAAGAGTAGTCAGATGTTGTTCTGCTGTTCGCTTAATTACAGTGCCCGGCTGTGGATTGTCATCACTAGAACTGTCGTCTGATGAACTATCATTGCCACTCTTGTCCGGATTCTGTTCAGTTGGCTCTTGTGGGTCAATGCGAATATTTTTCAACATATCGACAAGAGTATGAGTACAGGTAACCTGCATCGTAAGGAATCCTTGTTCATCAAGTTTAGGCTCTCGTTGCTGAATGTTGTACCATTGGTCGGCATACATAACACCACATTTTGCTTGAGCTGCATCAAAGACTTTTTCGTATCCTTTAGCACGGGTTAGTGTAAAGCTAATTTCGTAATTGCTGTTAAGCTGGTAGTTCTTTTTGAAAGAATCATGCAAATCCTGCCAGTTAATTCGATAGGCTTGCTTAGTGTCTTTTGTTTCAATAAAGACACATCTTTCTGCATATTTTTTAGTCATGCTAACCACCACATTGGAAACTCAAACGTAATCGTGCCACTAAAATTATCAATATGGAAGTCATTCTTGCCCATAACAAGCGTAATCAATCCACAGTCGGTATCTAGTAAGCAACCTTGACCATTACATTCTGGATTAACCCCATCTAAAACAAAAGTGCCATTAAAAGCACTCTTCTTGTAAATTGATCCACCTGCTTTATTAGTAATCTTCAAATTACCATTTGACTTACCTTGCAACGTAAGTTTAAAAGGATGTCCTCGCCATTCAGGATCAATCACTACATCAGATAGATTATAAACACTAAAATCGTTAGTAGTGAATTTATATTGTAGATCTATATTTTCAGGAAGATTACTATTAACACCCCACACTTGGTCTGGATAATCCAGTGTAGTACCAATCGAACGACTTAAACCAATAAAATCAGTAAAGGTGACTTCACACGTCCAGCATTTCTCGTTTGAGTAAGTAGGTGCTGCTAGTTTTGCTTTACCGTAATACATACGATTGAGCCAATTTGAAAAAGTAATCCAATAAGCATCGCGGGAAACTAAAAAACGCTGTGCTGCTTCCCAAGCTAACATAGCGTCTGTTTCACTAATACCTCTATATATGAGTTCGAATTTAAATTCTCGACTGTCATAAGTCGTCGAGATCAGCCTTGAACCGTCTTGTAAACCAATCTTTTTCATCGTATCTGATGGATTAGCCGGCTGAACGTCTGGAGCACGATAGCAATAGACGCCAGTCAGATTAACTACATCGTAATTGCTCGTCCAATTTTTGCCATCAGAGCTGATAGCAAATTCGATGGGGTCAAAGCTTAAGTATTCATCAGAATCATAGCCTAACTCGCTAGGCTTCATAAACCGATACCTGCTAGGCTTATTTTTGCATTGTGAAAATACTTGTATCAATTTATCAACTCCTTAGACTGTAATTCTTGGCATTGTACTTATTAACTGGGCGTGCAACATCCTCAACAGTAACGTGTGGGTGCATATCAATATTATCTAGCTTAGCAATAGCCGTCTTGATTAATTCAATTACTTGGCTATTAAATGCACTAGAAGTTGGTGTTCGCCATTCAGGGTGATGATTCATCATTGTTTGGTAAGCATCTTGCATTAGTGGCATCGCGTTACCGTTGTATGGATTAATCACATACTCATCATTTTCAGCATTATCACCAATTAGGGCATAATCTCGGTGAGTCATATGAACTCCAGAAGCCCAACCATGACCATTACCAATATTACCCCAGCCACCTTCTCCGCCGTGATTAAGAGCATTAATAGCCGCCATAATTTGATCAAATCCGCTTAGAATATTATGGTGACCTGGCATTGCCCATGTATTAAACGTTGAAGGAATAAATTGAAGCAACCCTTGCGCTGGGTGTCCTGCTGCTGAGTTAACATCACTGATCTGCTGGCTAATCTTCTCATTACCACCAGATTCGGTTTGAATTTGGCGAAGTAACTTACCAATTTGGCCTTCTGATAACGAAACATGCATTAAGCGTGCCGCTGATTTAATTACAGGCGTCCAATCACCATGAACTGGCTCTTTAATAATACCCAGTAAATCTTTAAGCACATTTGCAATCCCACGAGAAAAACCGACCGCCATTGCTTGTCCTAAATCAGCAATGGCAGGGACACTTGAATTCCAATTAGTTAACTTAAGTACAAGATTCTTTGAAGCCTGTACCGGATTAGCAATGAATTCTTGTGAGATTTTATCCTGCTCAGCTTCTGATAGAGTACCGCTAGCATAGCGAGGGAATAATCCATAGTTTAGATATGGTTGTGATCGATCTGCGTCAAGCACCATCGATCCAGCTTCAAGATCACGTACAACGTTTTGGCCTTGTGCTGTTCCCCAGCCTTGCGACGGTTGCCAAATCAATTCAGTCTTATTAGCTTGTAATCCATCGTTAACAATAGCTTTACCACCTGGATGGGCAAAAGTTCCTTGAGCATAGTGAATAGGCGATAATCGCTTATCTCCACCAAAGTCACTGATAACGCTATTAATAGCCGAAATTCCGCTGTTCAAACGACTAACTATTCCAGACATCGCCTTTTGAGCAATGCCTGGTAGCTTACCAAACGCACTACGCATTTCACTAACAACAGAATTATTCCAACTTCTCCAGCCACTAAGGAACTTAGAAGTAAAGGAACGTTCACGATTCTCAATCGAATTAAAGCGGCTTGAAACGGTTGAAACAACCCTACTTAAAGCTCTTGAAGGATAGCTTGAAAGGTCATCCCACACATCTCGCCAATCACGGTTGAACGATGACTTAAAGTGAGATAAGTCACGTTCTAACGTTCTTGTCATACTGGTAAACTTAGCTTCAACTGAACCACGACCGCTCATCGACTTGTTAGCAACTTCCATCTGCTTAGCAAGTTCATTTCCGAAGCGATTCTTCTTCAATGACTTAGTAAGGCTTTCAATGCTTCTTTCCAGTCGATCAATCGGATTGTTCTTGCCGTTGAATGGCTTTAATTCCTTGCTAAATTTCTGAAATTCGCTAGTTGTCTGTTTAACTGGCTTAGCGAACTCTTTCCAATATTTAACGGAATCTCTAATCTCTTTAGTAAGTTTCTGCAAAGTCTTAACAAGATCGCTCTTCTTAATTTCTTTGCTAAGCTTAGTAAATTCTTGACCGATCTTAGAGTGCTGTAAGTCCTTTTCAAGCTTCGTTAAATCCTTATCAAATGTACCTAAACCACTCTTCTTACCAGTAAGTTCTTTCATAGACTTGCTGATATTGTCGAGTGGTTTCTTCATATTCTGGAATGACTTAGCTATCTGCTTTAATGGCTTAGATAATGCTAGCCAGTATTTAGCAGACTGTTTCAGAACCTTATTCATAGAATTTAATTCTTTAGTAGGATCATTCTTCTTAATCGTTGATTTTAGATTGCGAAGTGTCTTGGTATAGGCTTCAACAGCCTTATTCATCTCTTTGATATTAGCTATATCAGCCTTTGAATAATGATTACCACCTAGTGACTCAACTACTTGTTTAGATGGTTGTTTAGAACGATGACTTGCACCTCGAGAAGACGAAGGCTGATCATCATTCCACCAGCGCTTGAATTTATCCCATTCTTTACCAGCCCAGCTCATCATTCCAGAAAATGATTTTTGGAACTTTCCGACCATCGTATGGAATGACATTTTCCCTTGAAGAACCTCTCCTAAGTCATATCCAAAGTGATACATCCCTTTGAGGATTCCCCAAATTCCTTTGGAAATTCCACCGCCAATCATATTACCAACGGTTGCTCCAATCGCCATTCCACCTGGTCCAAATTCACTTAGTAATCCTGCGCCTAGTAAAGCACCAGCGCCTTTTCCAATTTCCTTAACTCGGTCACCTTTGAACGATGGTGTAAGGCCACGCGCTAAATCTATCGAACCCATTCCAATGGCAATACCGGCACCAAGCTTTCCGGCTATTCCCTTACCCATGCTTTCTAGCCCCGTTAAACCTCCGGCAAATCTAGCAAGCAGTCCTTTACTTACCGCTTCACCAGTTTGCTGACCAGCGTTACCTCCGATAATTGGTAACGTACTTACAAACCTGCTCCACGAAGCCTTGAATCCACGTTCATCAAGATAAGGGGCTATCTTAACACCCTGCTCAGTAGCAGTGCCAAATCGTCCAAGACGAGTTGTTGCTGTTTCATCAATTACTTTCTTAGCACGGCCACTATTTAGGTAGCCAATATCACCTAGCAGGCTACCTGTCGGTGATTGAATCTTGCTCAGCGTGGTAATAGCGAGCATATTCTTATACAGCTCGTTCATCGCCTTAGCAGCACCCATGATCTTAGACGTTACAAAGTAAGTAGCCCAGATACGGCCTACAATCTGCAGTGCTGTCTTGTGCTTAGCAATTTCAGCAAATGCATCAGCAATTCCTTTCATACCTTCACTATGAACACCAGGTATTAAGTGCAAGAAATCAGATAAAGCATCAATAAATCCTGTACCAACGCTTTTAGCAATACTACCAATTGAAGCGAATATCTTAACAATACTGGTTCCATTTCTAGCAAGCCAGTTTGAAAACTTAGTAACAGCACTTGTGAGACCGTTAATCATGTTGTCAAGCATTTGAGTGATTGAACCATTACCAAATGCATTAGCAAAAGCTTGCATTACTGCGGCGACACCTGTGTTAGCAGCGTCACCTAGTTTACTGAATTCCTTTTTAGTATGATCATCGGCGACCCATTTAGAGACTTGCTTCATAATTGGGTTGACCGCTTTATTAAGTGGGTCAACCATCGCTCCTAATAAGCCTTGACCTTGTGCTTTTATTTGACGAAGCATACCAGGTAAAGTGCCCATTAAATTATCAGAAGCTTTTTTATACTTGTTTCCAAGTTCGTTCATTACCGCTTCTGCATCTTTAGCTGAGATTTTACCAGCAGAAATCTGCTTTCGCAGTTCATTCATAGTTAACGATGAGCTATGCTGAACTTTACGCTCATATTTAAGCAACGCTTCCCCAAACATAGGGAATGCATCAGTAATCTGATTTAATTCCCCTAAGTGCAAGGTAGATGCTGAAAGCATATGAGTGAAGTCCATCCCCACTTGTGTTAAACGGTCACCAGAAAGGCCAATAGCGTCACCCATTGTTAAGAATGACTTTGTTAATTTTTCAGTTTCTGGTTGATTATCAAATACGTGGTAAAACTGTTGAGCCAATTCGTCAGTAACATCAACTGATTGCCCTAACGTGTTAGATAAATGAACAATGGACTGTGTCATCTTATCCGCTTTACCAGCAGAACCCGTCAAGGTTGTCCAAGTGGCGTTCATCTTTTCCATTTCAGCATTGTATTTAAACCCAGCTTCTACAGCTCCAACAATTCCGTTCTTAACGGTGTTAAGCGCAGAGCCTACGCCATTATAAACTGCTTGACCAACTACTGTACCGGCAATAATGTCACGCAACCTATGAGCGCTCGTGCCAGTATATTGCATATCTCTACGCATAGAACTAAATGTTTGACTAGCTTTGCTCTTGAGCTCATTTAATCCACTAAGTACTTGAGAAGTACCGGTTCCTTGGATCTTAATGTCATGACGGCTTGGCAAATGATTAATCTCATTTTGCGTTCGATGTATATTGCTGTCAGCTTGTGAAGTATCAGCTTCAACTTTAACTTTCTTGTCACCTTTTAGCTTATCAATTGTGTTATTAAGTTTATTCAGCGACTCATCAGTTTGACTTGCGTTAGCCTTGACTTGATCTAATGATGTTCGGAAGCTTGCAGTATCAGTAGCACTAGAATTGAATTTCAAACCTAGTTGTGCCATCTTCTGTTGCAAACTTTCCATTGCTTGATTAGTTCTGGCAATGACAGAGGTTAATCTATCTTCACCACTAATACGAACAATTTTATTTACGAGTACTTCAGACAAAATTAACCTCCTTTCTCACGTTTACGATTAAGATACTTGCCAAACATGTCTCTGAATTGTGCTTCCCGTTGAGCTTTCTGCTTCTGCATTTTCTGGTATTGCTTGTTGTTGAAATTAGCGATGGCTTCTTGGTTCTTACGCAAGTTGCCTGCAATAATTTCGTCATTGTCGTTTTTATCTACCAATTGAGCAGGAACAGTAGCTTTGGTTAACTGGAAAGCATAACTCTGGCTATTTAATATTCGCTGTTGAGCACCAGCAATCATATACTCAAATTGTGCTGGAGTTAGTTTTAGGAGTTGCTCAGGCGTAAATGAACCTAGATACTCGTTTGCTACTTTTAAGTTGTCGAGCATCTCTTGATCCCATTTATCAATTAAGCTTCTAACTTCTTTAGACGATCCTTCATTTCCTTTTCCATTGCTTCGGCTTGTTTCAAGCTTACTTGAGCCGCTTGCTTGTCGTCTTTGTTGGTAATAGCGGATAAGGCTTCTTTTGCGCTCTTCACTTGACTCTTGACGGAACTTAAATAGAAGTTGAGGTTCATCTTGAAAAAACCGCACTTTTGCATTTCCTTAAATAGGTCTTTAAAAGCTTCATCGCCTTTAGCAAAGATTCCATCTGCTTCTAGTGCTTCTGCTACTTCTCGGGCTGATGGTAAAGACTTTGTTGGAACATCTAAGGCAAAACGATAACCGGCTACTAGTGCTTTAGGATCACCGTCGACAATTTGACCAATCAAGCGGCGAAAGCCTTCTGCTTCATCTGTTGAGTAATCCTTTGTAAGACGATCAGCAAATGTATATCCAAACTTCAAGTCATATTCTTTTCCGTTAATTTTTAGCATTGTATAACCTCCATTACCCGCCCTTTCGTACTGTGTATTTCATAGGCGAGTTTATTGTTACTAAACTAATCCATTTTGTGGAGTAGTTGTTTGATCGTTATTTGTTACTGTTTCGGTCGGTTGTGTATGCACAGCCGGCGGTGTCGTTGGTTGACTAACCGGTTGAGTATCATTGGTTGTTACTCGCAGGCTTTGAACCATCTAAGCCAACGGTTGCGGTATGATCACCAGCGTGTGAATCATCTTTAGTGTTATCAATAATGTTGCCATCTGCGTCAACACCAAATTCACTTGGCTTACCGAAGTTGAAGTACTTAATAGTATCAGTGAAAATACCATCATCGAAGTCTTCTTGAGAGAGCGTGAATGGGAATCCATCTTCATCATAACGACGAGTTGCACCTTGAACTTCAAAAGTAACGTTTTGCGTAACTGGAGTGTTTAATGCTTCGGTTTCTGGCAATGCTGAAATAAGTACAACTGCCATTTCTGCATCAACAACTTTCTTACCGTTAACTGTGCGAAGCGTATTCCAGTCAACGCGATAAAGAAGCATTTCTTCACCATGCTCCCAAGTGTAGTAGAGGTCACGTGCAACGTCGGTTTTAAAACCATCACCAGTAGTCATAACTACGTTTACAACCCGTTGCTGGTTGATTGAACCGGTATCCTTAATATTGAACTGCTTGGTAGCAGTAGTCCCTAACGTCTTAGTGTTAGTTCCAGAAGTAGCACCTTGCGTTCCAAGAATATGGCAAGGAATACCCGTCTTTTCATGCTTGATTAACTTGTAGTAATACATAACCTTGTCAGCAGAACGAGAGCCAACAAGCTTCTTACCTTCTAATGTTTCAGCCATTAAAATTCCTCCTAACTAAAAAGACACCACTTAAAAAGCAGTGTCTTCGATGATGTCGTAATTAACTCTAATTATTTGTCTGTTTAAAATGCGATTAGTCGAACTATCAACCATTGAACTCATGCTAGGCTCACCGTTAATTTGCGCTAAGTAGCCTTCTACAGTGATTTGTCGTAGTTGGCGCATAATCATATAGGCAATGATCAAACCTTGCTCTAAGCCGTCCTGTGCCGTTACAACATCAAGCTGAAATGTATGCTCATATTGCCGTGCGTTTGAGAACTGATTAGTTGAGCTACTAGTTAGTAATTGCACACGGCAAATTGGTAATGACATATCTTCAATGTCTTGTGATGCTGAATAAGTATCAACACCAATTGAATTGATAGCCTTCACAATCGCAGAATATAACGCAACTGAGGGTGGCATTAGCTAAACCCCTTTCTAATTGCATCATTTATCTTGTCATCTAATTCACTATGAAGCTGATTTAAGCCTAAGTGGTGAACAGTGTCTTCAAACGGGTGATGTGCTGGGTACTTACGCGATAGCAAGCCAAACTCAAACGCTTGTGAGTAGTTATAACCACCATTTGTAGCATTCGCATAGATACGGTGTCTATTACCATCATGATGATCTTTAACAGTGTCAACCAAGTGCTGATTATTAACCTTGCGTTGAAAACTAGGCGATCCAGGGCCATACCCAGATTTGCTGTGATATTGCCGTTCCTTGATTAAATTAGTTACTTCTTGAACAACATTATTAGCTTCACTATTAACAGCCTTTTCAGCTCTAACATCAGCATTAGCCGTCATGTTACGTAACAAGGCGCCTACATCTCCAAATCCATTCTTGTCTAACGTGGCGGCGATGTTAGCAAATGATTGTTTATCAAATTCATATTCCAAGTCAATTTCAGGAATGTGATCATTGTTCCAACTCATTGCTATTCACCCCCGTATCATTAGCAAAGTAAACATCAGTACGATTGGCATGTTTACGGATTTGAATTACTGAATAGTAATTGCACTTATTGACGTACTTACTTTCAACACCTAAGCGCGGATAAAAGATATATTTTGCGTCAACGTTACCTCGAATTCTCGCAACCCATGTCACGTTGTACTGTTTACCAAATAGGTTATTCTGCAACTGCGCTCCATTGACTTCTGTAATATGAGCCATCACCGTTTGAAACGACGGTACTTCTTTATCATCTAGCGTTCCATGAACTTTCTTGATAGTTACAAGCGTTACTGGTCTGAATCGTCTAACTACCATGACACAACACGTCCCCTCGAACCCTTGCCATCACGATTAGCGATGTATTGGTTTAATAGTGTCATATATGGATCTAGTTCATTATCTTGGAAAGACCAGTTTGCTCCTTCTTCACTGTATGACTTAGTACCGTCAGCGTCAGTCGAAGACTGAACATAATGCGCTTCTGTAATGCGGATAACGATTACTTCAAGTACATTAGGCAACTCATTCTCGCCAACATACAAACAAACCATATCAATAGCCTGTTTGATGTAATTAGTTAATACGTCATCCAATGTATTATCTGTAATACTCTTATCAGTCTTAACGGTTTGTAAAATGCTCTGAACTTCGCTTTGATTCTCCATTCAGATCACTCCTAACTATTTTCCTGGTGTGGGTGTTGATGAAGAACTGCCTGAGCCACTAGTAGAAGGTGTTGCTGAAGTAGCTTTCTTTTTTGGAATGAAATCAGTATCAATCTTTGACTTGTAAGCAACAATACCGATCTTACGAGGATCAACAACACAATCCCACATAGTACCATCAGTAAGCTTTTCAGGGTCGAATTCATCGTTAATCGTACCTAGTGCCTTAGCTGATAAGGTAGTACCCATAACATGGGTAGCGGCTAAACGTCGGTTGATAACGCTCGTACGGCCACCTTGTTTAGATGGTTCACGGAAGACTTCAACGGCGTTTTCTGGCGTAGCTACCTTGTAACCAACGGAACCAGTACGGAAGATGTAACTAGTAGCAACTTGACCTTCCAAAGGAATATCATCATCAACTAAGATTCGCATACCGTTATATGTTCCGAATGGAGATACAATCGTGTTTTGCGGAGTTGTGGTGTCAATCATTTGGTTAGCTTTCATCTGTGCATATGCTGCAGAGTTGACCGCGATAACTGAAAAGGCGTTGTCTTGTAAGTCACCCATCTTAGCGATAGTAGCTAAGAAGCCACGCGCACTAAAGTTGTTGCTTGAATCGTCAAAGACCTTCTCGTTAGCAATGTCATCATTGCTAAGAGTACCTTTAACCACGTTAAGAAGTTGATGTTGGTCGACTCGTGCCCAGTAAGCACCGAACCGAGAAGCAATTACTTGGTCAATTGGTGCACCTGAGTAAATCTTCGACCAATCAGTACGGCCAAAGCTCTTTACTTGAGCGAACTTGAAACCGTATTGAGTACCAGTTGATGTTGAATCTACTTCAATATCATGCTTATCGTTCCATACTTGTGGTGCGCCTGAAAGGTCGTTGATATAAGGCATTGTTAATACATTACCTGGTTGAAGCAATTGGTTGCCAATATCAAAGTTGCTAGTTGTAATACCTGATTGAATAAAGCGGTTAGTCTTAGTAGATACTTCTTGAGTATAGTCAGTAAATACTTCAGGGATAATCGCTTTAGATAGTGTAAAGTAATCGTCTGCCATAATTTAATTCCTCCTAATTTACGCTTTTGTCTTTTAGAGCTTGGTAAGCGGCTGGATCTTCTTGGAAGAGTTGCCGCTTTTCTTCATAGCTCATCTGGTCAAATGACTTAGTAGGTGAAATGGTCTTAGTTGGGTTGGCACCAACCCTTGGAGTTTCCTTTGTAGCAGTCCGTTGATGAATTTGGTTTTGAACTTCTGTTTGAACTAAATTCTTAAAACGATCAATCATGCGATGGGTTGTATCAATATCCTTTTGAACGAACAAGTCAACATCTTCACTTGGGATATGTAATCCAGCCGCTGCTAATGCGTCACGAGTGTTGAGCTTTCGTTCACGAGCCTCAATGTCTGCACGTTGTTGAGCTAATTTCTCTTCAAGTGCTTTGCGGTCAGCTTCAGCACGTTCGTCAGCAGACATTTTTGCTCGCTTTTCGCCATCTTCACGTGCTTTAGCAACTTCATCAGCAAGTGTCTTCTTAAACTCTTCCTTTGCTTGATTGAGTTGAGCACTAACAGCACTAGCAAGTTCTTCACGAGTAAAAGTCTTTTGTTCCTTACCCTCGTCTTGTTTGGGCTGTTCTTGCGGTTGTGCTTCGTCCTTAGGTTCTACGGTTACTTCTGGGTTGGTGTTGTTTTCTTTTCCATTCATCTCTAAATCCTCCTGTTTAACGTCCAGCGACGATGACTCGTTTAACGTCCGGCGACGAATCAGCGTTCTTTACCGACTGCACCGAAAAAAGTCCAAAATAAAAGCCGGTGCATTTCTGCATCAGCCATCTTCATCTATATCCATTTCTGAGCCAGTAGGCATGTCGTCTGTATCATCATCTTCATACTCAACTATCCAGCATTGACAATCTGGGTGCATTGGCGGAAGATTGACGCCCTCCTGTGCGTCTTCAACATCGTAAACATTGCCGTCCAAACTCGTACATTCTTTACATGAGTTACTCGATTCTAATGATAAGAAGCGATACTTTTTTACGCCTCTTGCCTTAAAATCGCCAATTGTGGAGCCGTTTAGCTCTCTGCATGATTCAGTTCTAATAATTCGCTGGGCTTTTTTACTTGCTCCACCGTGTGATTTATGGCCTATTAGAATGCGATCTATCTTCTTAGCCCAATCAATATTAGTTTCATTTGATGCGCTAGCTTGTTTGGCTACGTCTTGAATTCTTGAAACTGTGTTTTGAATGTCACGGTTAATCAGCGAAGCAGGTGTTTGCCGTTGCGTAATACTTTGAGATACTTCTCGTTGAAGCATAGTGTTGTAATTTATTGGTATTCTATGGATCTCTGGGGTTATCGCGTGTTGTTCCTGTGATATTTGGCTTACTTTTCTAGGTATGCGCTGTTGCTGATTATTCATGGCGTGATGCATTTGTTTAGCAACATTAATCATCGGTAATGCAATCCTAGCAGTCTCAACATCGCTATTCTTAGGATGACCAAGTGTGACAGAGGATAAATAAACAGCGACTAATGGAGCTACTGATTGTTCATTAGCTTCTAGTAATTGCCGTCTCACGTCCTCTAAATCAGCTTTTGACGGTTTGCCTGACCAATTAGCCCCAGAACTAATAAACGCGCTAATTTCACCCTGTATTTGGCGATTAGCGCGTCTATATAACCGTTCTATTTGTTTGCCGTATTCAGTATTAGCACCATAAACTGATCTAATCAGTTTGCGCATCTGCTTTTTACTTAGCATTATTATCACTTCGCTGAGCATTCATTAAGAAATCGGTTGGTGACATTGGTGGCTGTTGCCCTTGCTGTTGTAGATTTTGCAAAGCCTTTCGGTTGGCTTCTTCTAAATCAGCAGAGTTAACTCCTTGCAAGGCTGTTGGGTCAAATTGCCCCTGTTGTTCATTAGCTTGCTCATCATCAATCCGTTGTTCCTCAGCGTCAGCAGATACACCAGTTACCGAAGCGCCAAACTCGCGCAATGTTCGTTCACTGAATAAGCCAGTATTGCTAAGAGTTTGCAACTCCTGCACAATTTCAGAATCGTTATTTGGCAAGTTTGGTGTGTAGTTAATCTTGAAGTTATCAGCGTCATCTTGATTGATACCTGCTTCACCATTTTGATACCAATAATAATTAAGCATGCGTAATCTCCGCATAACTCCACGACTAAATAATGACTTCTGCATAGACATTTCTTGATCTTGTCCGAACAGTTTATAAGCCATCGCTACGCCTGAATTATTGCCGCCAAAGTTTTGATCGCTTGTGTCAGGCGTATTAGTATCTTTATGAATGTCAGCTGCTAAGCGTTCGATATATAGCTTCCATCCAGCTTCATTCATCTGCTTGGTTAGATACTCAGCAGAAGCAGGCACAACAGTATTACCGTTCGCGTCTGGAATGATTGACGGTTTGATAAATAGATATGGATCCTTTGCGTCAATCTTAGGCACCATCATGGGGTTGCCATCATCATCTAATAATGGCTTACCGTCTGGACCCATGATTGCTTCCATATCAGCATCAATGTCACCGTTAATAACAAACTTCGCGTTGGCAAAGTCCTCTTCACTGTTAGCCATTTCAGACAACGCTTTATCATAAGCGTCAATCTCATCAAGTTTGGATTCCCAATCACCTGTTCGATCTTCGTTGTTAGCATATTCTGTTAATGGTTCAACACCAAACCCAGAGTTATCAGTACCAACAAGCTTCATATCAGCATTAGTTGGGTTCTCTCCTGCGTAATAATGATAAATAGTATTAGCAGTGTATACATCAACATAATAGCCTTGCGTTCCTGCATCATCATAATCAACCAAATAATAGCGCACACCAAATAACGGTTTCTCTTCAATGCTAGTGTCATAAACAACAAAAGCAGTCAATGGATCGACTGCTTTCATTTTTACTTTAGCTGTATTAAAGGAACCATCCTCATTCTTAGTAGGCTGTTCAGTGTACATGAGTTCATAGGCTCGGCCGGTGACGCTTAGGTTAGTCTTCATAACTTTCTCGTGGTAAGTTTCATCGTTTGCTCGATTGAATTCTTCTACCGCGTCTACAATAGCCGGCTTAGTCTCACTATCATCAGACCATTGCATTTTAATTGGTTTTCCCATCATGTAACCGACACGCATGTTAGTAATGAACTTAGGAAAACCAGAAGCGACACGATTGTCAGCACGATTTAAGTACTTTTTATCATTCCTCCAGTAGTGAATGTCATTATCTCCTAAATAATATCGTTGCAACTCCGCAATGCGAGGTGCTTCATATTGATAGTGATGTGCTAAGAACTTCTCAACAACCTGTGCAATTAATCCAGCGTCACTATTATCAAAGTTATTGTGAAAGATGTCTGCTGGCATTGTATATGCTTTGTTAGAATCATCGTCAAAACGATGACCATCAAGCATTTTGCCTCGTGACCAAATCCATCTATCGTTTGTTCTAGGCATTTAGTTATCCTCCTATATTCCAAGATTGCGAAGTGTTCTGCGCACCTTGTTCTTATCAACTGCTGGGTATTGTTTTCGTTGCTCCTCAAGATGCAATGGAGTAGCAATGCAATATCGAACCGCATCTTGCGCGTGATCATTCTCTTTAACGGGGGCGCCTGTCTTGTCGTCCCAAACATATTGATATATTTCATTAATAAAATTAGGTGCTACATCTTTTACGACATAGAACTTATGTTGCTTTATTAAACTAGATACCTTTTCAATACCATCAAGCACGTTTTTATAACCGTTCTTAGCATTGATGTGATGTTGCTGAAAATTACGGATGTGTTCAGTTCTTGCAGTATCACACCAAAATGTAAGACTACTCCCATATTTCTCTCTGAACTCATTAGCAACATTAATCCAGTGCGGATTAACTTGTTCAAATTGCCCGTAGGCCTCATCAACAAGGTAGTAATTTCCTTTATCGTCGTGACCAATGATTTCAATTGCTGTCGGGTGGTCAAATCCCCAGTCAACACCAGCCGTATATGTGAGATTGTTTGGCAAAGTTTTACGATCAATCACCATAGTTGATTTATCAAAGTCGCTATAAACGACGCCTTCACCAGTTACCCATAAGCCTAAAATGTCACGCTCAAAGAACATCCCCGACTTAGAAGCTTTAAGCGACTCAACGTAGTCTGGAGCTAGAGTTGGGTTATCGTCAATCGTGAAATGATAATAGATTGTCCTAGCCTTAGGATCTTTGTTATCAATGAACTTAGTTTTAAGCCAGTGCTGCGGATTGTCTGGGTTAGTATCAGCAATGATATGCGAGTGGTCTTCTGAACACCGGTTAACTATTTCTTGGAACACTTCTTCAACAGCTAAACTCGCTTCGTTAACATAGGCTCCCATTGCCGTCATACCACGAATAGCACCAAGCCCACGAGTAGAACCCGTGAATGCAGGAACTATATCAATCCCAAACAAATTGTAGTGTCCGTGCCTATCCGTTTTCATATCAAAGCCAAATTGTTTTTCAAGGGAAGAAATTACGTTGTTATAGATAGTACCGCTTGAATAACCAGCTAGAATATACTGCGGGTGCTTATCTCCCTTTGCAATTGCTCTTCGCTTGGCACGTTTCAAATCCATTAAGAATAGGAAGTTATCGATGTATGTCTTACCAGAACGAACAGCCCCAGCAAGGATAAGATACTTAAAGTCTTTATTGAGATAAGAATGAATCACCTCTTGTTGCTTGGGCGTAAATACATCAGCTAGACTCATGCTTATCTTCCTTTCCAATAGCACTGATTAAGCCAGATACTAAGTCTTCAACATCAGCTCCGTTATCTTCAAGGTTCTTTGCACGTGCTTCGCTGATACGAGCATCAGCAATCGCTTTGCGGACCTTGGCACGTGTAAGTTCTGGAGTATCATTTTCAGATAGCATTCCAGCCATTTTTAAAATAGTAGTGGCAGATTGTAACTGAACCATCTCTGATTTAGCATTTAACAATGAATTCAACTTTTTAAGCGCCTTACTTTCATAATCTTCTTTGATGACTATGGATCTATATTGGCGCTGTGCGGCCTTAAATAAATCTTCATGTTTCCAATTATCTAATGTTGATCTTCGACGTTGGACAGCTTTAGCAATTTCTTCATCCGTTAATTCATCTTCAAATAGCATGATTACTGCCTTTTGTCGTCTTCTATCTAATTCATAAAAAGGCCCATTTTGTCCATTTTTGTCCAACTTACTCATGGCATATCACCACACCACCTTTCTGCTAGAATTTACTATTTATTTTTATGTACTTTAAAAGCCGACAAGCGTTGACCTGTCGGCTTTTTCTATACGTTCCTTTGCAATCTTGAAATATTTTTCGTCCAGTTCCATGCCAATAAAGTTACGATTAAGGCTAACTGCAGCCACTCCAGTTGAACCACTACCCATCGTGTTATCCAATACAGTCATACCTTCATCGGTATAAGTCTTAATCAGATACTGCAGCAGGTCTACCGGCTTTTGTGTTGGGTGAACAGTCTTGTTGTTAGGATTGCTAAACGTAATCACATCAATCGGAAAACGTTCTCCTGCTGATATACGTGGTGTATAGTTGCCACTTAACTGAGAATAGTTATGCCCTCCATCATTAATATGGCCTTTATAAGGCTCGAACCCAATGCGCATCTGTGGGTGATACGTTGGCAAGTGCTTATAAAAAACATAAATGTTCTCATGAGCCCTTAGTGGCATATGGTGTGACCACAAAAAACCAACTGACTTTGTCTTTTCCCAGATCCAATCATAACGATACGGCAACTTTTTAGGAGCATTCATGATTAGCTGAGCACCAAACTTACCCATACCAAACAAAAGGACGGCACCGTGTGGTTTAATAATCCGCTGATACTGTTCAAATAGTGGAGCTAAAGGAATAACCGAATCCCATTTATTTGCTGTCATTCCATAAGGTAGATCAGCTAGGACTAAATCAATTGATTCGTCCCTTGTTTGTTTTAGTAGTTCTAGGCAATCGCCTTTGAATAGCTTTACGCTCACGTTCAAGCTCCTTTCTATGTCGTTCAGCATGAGCTAACATATATAATTCAGCTCCACTATTAGTAAAGCCCCAATTTTTAGTTGTTCTCATGCATACCACCGAGCAAATTTAACATTCTTTGACTTCAAAGCTTCTCTTGCTAGCAGTTTTGAATGTGGATCACCGTCAGCAATCGCCCTAAGCACATTCTCATACATATCGTCTTCTTCAATATGCATTCCTTCCCAATCTGCATTCTGGCTATCAGTAAATGAATTAACGATATCTTTTACTTCTTTGACCGTGATATGTTTACTCATGTTGATTCTCCTTCCTTATAACGTTCTCACAAACTCATGGAAGTCTTGTGATGATCGTCTGCGTTTTTCAACTATATTATTTTCAAATTTACATTCATTGAGAATTTCTTGATCAATTTCATTTGCTACCATTTCACCAATCGAATGGAATCTCACTTGAGATTGAAGCATCTGTTTTTCTTTTGGGAACTGTTCGGTCCAGTATAAAAATCCTTCGCCGAGTTTTTTAAGTCTGGGTGAAACATTATAGCTTAATGCAACAATAAGCTGTGCCAATCCATTGAATCTCAAATCGTGCATAAGAAATTACCTCCAAATAAAAAAGCCAGCCGTTAAGCTGACTCTTTTTTTATGAACCATGATTATATTGATCGAATGAAGCATCAATACTCATGATATAAAATATATTTTCATTAATCTTACCGATTGCTCTACCAAGATCACCTAATCGAAATACCCAAAAATCATCATCACATTCATCATAACGTTTACTCTTTTTGAAATCCGGATGAATACTTAACCTCACCTTATTTTCGGGCATTTTTTCCAATCCTTCACGCTTATCACGATTTAAAATCACAACTCTATCATCTTGAGATAACTGAGTTATGCGATCCAATAATTTAAGACGAACTTTCTTATTAATAGTCTTACTTCTACTATCAAGATTATATTTCGAATCTTTCGTAAGAAAGGAAAAATTGAAAGCAAAGCGATCAATATGATGCTTTATTTTTACAGTTTTACTAAATTTAGGCCCTGAATAACTATTATTAATTTTCATCGGAAATAAATACTCCGCTATAAAAATCTTTAATATACTTATCCTTAATTACTCCATTATGAGGCGTTTGCTGCCATGGTTTCTCGCTATGTGTTTGCCTCATTAAATCATATGCCGAACTGTAACCATAAACATCATAAATGCTATTTAGGATACTTGAAGCTTGTTCGTCAGCTTGAAGTTCTTTATAATCTTCCAGATCTTGAGGTGTTATTGGATAATTACTATTAACAATTCCTCTGCAACCGCTATATTTTCTATGAACAGCTTCAACAACTGGTCCATACTTCCAAGCAACAATATCATTATCAAACATTCGTTTCCCACTAATAGATAAACTAGCAGCCTGAATATAATACAAAAGCTTCATTACTTTCATTTGCGATAATTCTTCTATATTGGGGTTCTGACGCATATCAGCGTTGTTTCTAACTCGTAACCAGTTAACTACCTTAAAAACATCGTACATAATGCTCCCTCCTTTATTTCATATAGAAAGAATACCACCAAATATAGCAATAATTCTATAACGCATTTTTCCTCTAGAATGTCAATATATTGACATAATAAAATCTTTCAGATTGAAAAAGCCCAGTCAGTTAGACTAGGCTTGAGGTAAAAATAAAATGATCATAGTTTAACGTCATTTCGGACAATCAAGGCTAATGGAAGAAACATCTTAGTAAGTAGGTGCTTCCTCCTTTCGTTGATTGTTGTTAAAAAGTAGATGAGCCTTGAATGCTGACGAACGGAATCGAACCGCCTTCTCCACGTTGAAACGGAAACAACTGTGGTGCTTTACCATTAAGCGACATCAGCATAATACAGAAATGCTTGCATCCACTAACCGTTTTTGATTTTTTGTTACTCTTTGCATCTCTGTATTAAATCACGACTTGGACAAAAAAGTACTATGTAATTACGAAAGAGGAGCTTTCATCTCCTATCATAGTTAAATTTGCCGTGATAAAGCTGAGAGGTGGATTCGAACCACGCTTTTGCCACACAAGGCCGGTTGTGTGCCCATCTTGCTTGGACCTCAGCAAGCAGTGCGACTCGTAAGCACTGCTATATACCATAATTATCAATGTACGGGTGAAGAAGGAGCTGCCAAATTTGCCTCCTTTCTTCTGATAATCATGATATAAAAACTTAGTAGGGCTTTGCACCCATGCAGCCTTGAAGCCTAAGTATAATCAGGACCACACAATCACCGCACCCGGCCGTAGTTTTCCGCCTACTCCTGTAACGGTATTGCTGTCCATTCATACGGTAATCCTTTAGCCGTTGAGTTAGATTACGTACTCTTCTGCTGATTACAGCACGGTTGCTACGAGACTATCAGAGTAGCATGTAAATTTAATGATCTAAAGGAGATCTTCCAAAACGCACAAACCAAATTTAATCGTTACCGTAAATTATTTTGAAGTTAGTTAATGATAGTCTCAATGTGAACTATGGTCATCTGCCACCATCGCGTCGGCTTGGTTACCGGATTTCACACGGCTTTTAACAAGCCAAGTTGCGGTACGTATTGTGAGTATACGTACTGATGTAAGTAGTTGAAGGCTTGCTCGGGCACGTTATTTGAAAAGTAAAGTCGTTTCTGTAATCATTCGACAATACCATAATAAGGCTGTTTTTCTTGAAAATTACGCCAAAGTACCGCCATTTTACCGCCAAAACACCGCCACTTTACTTTTCAACAAGAACATCAGCCGGAATTATCCTTGCTGCTTCCCACAATGCTTTTTCTTGCATTCGATTGAATGTCCTTTCAGCGATGTTTAAGTCCATCCTTACTTGTGTTACTGAACGATGGTGATGAACAAAGCGGTTATCAAGTATAAGTGCATATAGCTCATGATCGTCCCCTTTAGAAGCAATATACTTAATCACAAGCTCACGACGCTTCCATTCATTCTGTGCATTCGTCCAATCAATAATTCTTCTATCTGGATCATACGTTCTTGCCTTAGGTTGTCCGTCAAAGCTAGGTGAGCCTAAGGTGATTTTCTTTTTTTGTGCTTCGTCCCTCCAGTACCAATATTCTTCTAGCCACGCTTGGGCTTTGTCACATGATTTTTTACGGTCATACTTTTCAAATACGCTGTTCACTGTGTCTACTCCCCTTGTGATATAATTAGTTTGTTTTAAATCTTTGTATAAGGGGCGCTCTCACAGCAGGGCGTCTTTTTTTACTAAACAGCTCCAAACATTAGTAAGACAAACAATCCAAAGACTGCATATCCAATCATGTGCTTATCAAAATCACATAAAATTTCCGTGATAATAATTGCTGTAAAACATACCAAAGGAATGTATTTCAATAAATCTTTAATCATTCTTTTCCTCACGTCTTAATTTATTTTCTTCTCGCCGTTGACGTTTCTTGCGCCGACGGTTTTTACTTTTGCTCTTTGATTTTGCCATGCTTGATCACCTTTCTTGGCAACAACGCAGCTCGTGGATGAGCCATCACATATTTCTGCGCATCATCTAATTGCTCAAAGACTTTGATAACCTCTAAAACACCGTAATCATCTACTAATTGATCTTTAACAACGTAAACTGTGCCAAAATTACTTTGGCGCTTGAACTCACCGTTAGTGATTACTTTAATTGCTGATACTTGTGCTTCATTAAAAAGCATCCGGTTGTTTGCTCTAATGCCACTCCCGGACTCAGAGTAGACAACTTCACCGTCATATCTAATCATTCGCTTAACTCCTTCACTTCAATTTCTACCCTAGGATGGTCACTGTAATACTTTTCAGCAACTATCTTTACAATCTGGTTGTCATCTTCCCATAGCAGGCCGTTTAAGCCATCTAAAGTTGATTTAATATAAAATTATCCGTATCAGGTTTCACAATCGGTCTGTGCGCTCCTGTGAGTCGTAATTTGCGCTCTTTTTTTGATAAGCTTTTCTGAATGTGCCGGTAAAATTTAAGACTAACAATTAGCGGGCCTGTTAAAGGCTCTTTTTTGTATTGAAATTGGCACATCATCGCCAATTGTTTTTTGTATACCGACACTTTCTTTGGATCATACAAGCGTATTCCCTTACCCATTCGAGTTGCTCTAGGCCGTGCCTGTTCGATGGGCTCAATGTTGAATATTATTTTCATTTTTACCTCATTCTTTAGTTCAACAAGTCTTTGGTTTTCTAGCTTTGCTGTGCCACCATTGTGACCATTCATAACTCGTATGATCGTGCCAAGCCATCATATGCTTTGCCTTAGCAATCTGCCGCTTACGAGTACGCTTGATCGGACTAATTCGCTTGCACCTAATGAAAGCTGCATGAAGATCTTTACGTAGTTTGGGTGTCATTATCATAATTGCTTCAATCTTCATCGTCCTTAACCTCCTTGATAATTGCCTTATCCCAATCAATCGCAAGGTCGTCACATTGCTTTAATTCATCGATTTCCGATTGAGTAAATCTAGTTTTGACATGATCAGTTTCAATGCCGCTACAAAACATCATGTGATTATCTCCTTTATTGCAATTAAGGTAAGCGCTAGCACAATTGGCAATTACTTGTATCGTGTACTTCTTCTCAGGAAAACGATCCTTGACTGGCGTATCAAGCAGTCGCTGGATAACGTCCATGACACGTGCTAGGTCTTGGGCTTGATATCAGACAAACAATCCCAGTCTTTACAGATAGAATCCCAGCTAGTTACACCAATACGCATCATCAAAAACCAGTCGTTGTAGGCTTTCAAATCCCCTTTCAAATTCCTATGATAAATATACAAAAGGTCATTTGTTTCTTCTGCTGATACTGTGCTAGTAGTACCGTTAATAATCTCTATTGCTTCTTTAATCTTCATCGAATAGTCCCTCCCTAGTAACTTCCTTTGTTAAATTAATAAGCTTTTTTAGTTCTGAATCGGTATCCTCATAGAATTTCAAGATAAAGTCACGGTAAACTTCGGGCTTAGAAGTAACTACCATTACGGTTTTTCCGCTGTTCATCACTTCAAGTTTGAAGTAGAGCTTTTCGTCACCAGCACCAGTTGTTAGCACGTACGGCACGAATCGTTCATGGACTGGCGTACTAGCAAACTCCCAGCATAGATCAGCAATCTTTTTCCATTCGTCAAACAGTCCACGAATTTTACCAACAGTTACCAAGCGGAACGTCTCGGTTAAGCTAATTTTGAATACTGGCGTTTCACCATAATTAAGATAAATTTCTAGCCAATTACCGTTTTGCTTAGCTGAAAAATTCATCCCGTTCAGTGTTACTTCATCAAGTTTCTTGATAAACACATCGAATATCATTACAGCCACACTCCTAAACAATTGCTAACTGTGCATTTACCATCTGAATTTCTTGTTGTAGCTCAAAAGGTGGGTACCAGTTATTAATAAAATCAATTGCCTTGTCAAAATCCTTCATTGGCAAATCATTATATCTATCTTGATCAAACGTCTCACGATATGAACTAAACAATGCTCGATAGGCCTTAGCTCTAACATTCTTGTCTTGATATGCGCTGGATTTCTTACCGCCTAGAACATTGATAATCTTTGCGTTGCGCTTCTTAGAGAATGCAAGAGCCATGTTACCAGGCAATCCCATTCGATTCTTAATATCCTCAACGTCTTTTGAAAGGCCATCATAGCCTTTAGCGATCAATTGAATTTGTTCAGGTAAGCTAAGGGGCTTCTGTTGTTGAAGTTGCTTCTCCATCCGGTTGAAAGCATCAATGTACTTCAACTTGAATTGAAGAGCCTTCTTGCCAGTGAAGCCCATTGCTAAAAGTGAGAAGCCGTCACGGTTCATGTAATAAATACGGCGGTCACGGCCATAACTATCTAACTCTGTAGACTCTATAAACATCTGCGCAAAATTGCGCACATCTTTTTTCAGCATATCAATGCTTCGTAAAACGTCCCGATGGTTCTTTTCAAAATTTTCTGCTACTTGCAAACTGGTTGTGACCGCTTGTCGATCACGCATGATTACTAATTCTTCTGTCATTCTGTTATTTCCTCCACTTCGTAGATGGCTCGCTTTACCGCTTTACCACCCGATTGTGTCTCTTATGTCGTAGTTCACCGATTTATGAACATCGTAGTAGTCATACATTGGCTCACCATTCTTCTTTCGCTTCATATTGCCATGTCGATCATAACGACTATGCGGGTCTTGAATACGATTAGTGGTGAAGCCATATAATTTCATCTTGAAATCGTGTTTGCGAGGAACCACTACTTCAACTGGCAAGCTCGTCTTTAACGAAAACAGCTTAAAACGTATCTTAGCCGCCGTATCGACTGCTTGTTGATTAATACCACTCTTCACGTCGTAAACGTGCTCTATGCGCCCGTCGGCGTCAAATATGACAAAGTCTGGCGCATATGTTATGCTTCGTTGCTTATATCCGCCTACTGGAAACTTGCTAATCAATTCAAAACTCTTATGAACTTCATATCGTTTGCCACAAGTTTTAACGAAACGCAGGTAGAAATTAGCTTCTTTCTCACTGTCGAACTTGTAGCCGTCTACTTCTACTTTTTTGCCGAAATGTTTCATCGGTTATGAACCCCCATCGCATAGCCACAGGCGAAAATACCTAATAACAGGATGAATTTAAGCATTCTCAACACCCGCCTTGATTTTCATGGCTTCGTATGAGCCTTTGGTTGCGTCGTAATCGTCTTCCATGCCAAGCTGGCACATGACACCGTACATTGCGTCTAAGCGTCCGTTACGGTAATCCTCACTAAAACTATGATCTTTGAAGTAGCCTAGCAAACGGTGCCTCAGTTCTTCTTTGTCATTATCACTTAGCGCTGTACCTCGAAAAACTAATGGTGTATGTGCATACTTGCTAATGAGTTCAATTAGAGGCCAGAAGCCTTTACTTTCTAGATCATCAGCGTCTAAATCTTCTCGTTCGTATAATTCTGACAAGCTTTCGATGTTAACAGGAATCATCATCTGCCACATCGGCTTACGTTCTTCTTCGTCTCGTGCGTCCTGCCATGTGCGATAAATATAAACATACTTGCCCCGTTTAACGGCATATGGCCCCATTTCATCGCCACGATCAATTTCTTCACTGTGATTAATTGCAAAAACTAACTCATCGGTTGTTATAAAACTATTTGCATTCATGCTGTCTTTGCCTCCTCATAATTCCATGTTGTACAGACTTTATCTCGCATTAAACGACACTCATGGCACCATTCTTTAGCTTGTTGTTTCTTTTTATCCCCAACGGGCTTTCTAAGTAGCCATTTAAATTGTTCTTTATTCCAGGGAACTTCATACTCGCACTTATGCTCATCAAGCATTTGCAGATAATAAACTGCTATTTGTAGCTTAGTTTTGATAAAACGCAGGTTAGCAGCTTCTTGTGTTACACCGTTATATTCACTATCAGTTATTTCTAATAGCTTTCGAGTAGAAGCCCATTTCTTTTTTACTTCTTTTTTAGTCATGTGGCATCGGATCCCCACTATCATCAATTCTTTCGTAGTGTTGTTTATTAGACTGTTCTTCTTGTTGCTTTTTGAACCACTCTGGCAAGCCTTCGTTAATTGGTTGACGTTTACGGGAGCCACTCTTTTGCTGATATTCACGGCTCATTTGTTGCTCGTGACGTTGATCAGACTCAATAGCAGCTTGTACGGTCTTAATTCCTTGTTTTCGATAGTCGCTGAGCTTCCTGTTAAGGTAGGGGTCTGCACCTCTCGCTGTTACATTGTGTCTCAAAGCAAACTCAACACAGTAATAAACAAGGTCATTACCAAATTCCTTACTCCACTCAGTTAAATCTTGTTGAGCAATCCCATTAGGAAATCCCCAATTATTTTGCCAAAGGGTAGTGATTTCCTGGAAGGAATGCTGTGCATCAGCTAACAGCTTATTAGTACTTGTATTATTAATACTTGTAATATTCTCCTTCGGGTTTTTATGGATAGGGTATTCGGATTTTTCCGAATACCCCTCTACCGTTTTTTCCGAAGGGGTATTCGGGTTTTCCCGAATAGGGTTACTAATTGGAAACAATCTGCGTTCTTTAATTTGTTTGCCATCTTTAACCATTACTACTTTTAGATATCCTCGTTGCTTTAGATGATTGATCCAATCAGAAATGGTTGATGAATTTTTATCATAAAGTTGAGCAAAGTATTTATTGGTTGCGTGGCAATATCCATTTCTATTACTGAGCGCTGTAATTTCGCTAAATAATAATTTTTCGTTTGCTTTCAGCTCTTTGTCATAGCGAACATTAGCAGTAAGGATTGAATAGTAACTTGGTTGCTCCATTGCTATACCTCGATTTCACTTGCGTGTACAAATCCACTTAGCATCTTCGTTTCACGGCAATAATCACATTTTCCGCAATGAGTAGGTTCTTCTTCTCCGGTCATCACTTTCCAAAAATGTGGCTGAAGCTCTTTTACTTTTTCCATATCGGCTTGCATCTGGTAATCATCATCTGTTCCCCGAAAGTCAATTGCCATTTTATCTGGCGGGGTTTGCTTGCTAATGGCAAAGATTAATGGTTTACACATCTTACCAAATGTTTGTTTAATCAATTCACGATAAACAGCCATTTGAAGATCGTATTCCCTATCATGGATAAATGGCACATATCTATGTTCATAAGTGTTCCAGTGTCCTTTATGAATATCGTCAACAGTCTTGAGATCACAAAAATACCCTTTATCAAGTACAAGGCTGTCAATCTTGCCCTTCCACAAGTAACCGTCAATCGTACCCGTGACGATTACTTCTTTGTCACCTGGAGCGTAGAAGTAATTAAACATATCATCGGCTTGTAGTGTCTGAATCATACTATTAGCACTCTTAAATTCAGCTCTGAGGTGGCCGTTTGGGTTAGTTTTTGTCGGTCGGGTCATAAGTGCTTTCTTATTCTCTTCGATAAAATCTTGATGGCTCTTGGCACTCTCAAAGTACGAATGCACGTAATTACCAACTAAAAGTGGTACCGGACTAGAAACAGGTTGCCAATCCTCTTTGAGCTTAGCTAATGCACGAGCTTCACATTTTTCAAAATCTTTGAATAGTGACACGCTCATATACTGCCAATCGGTCTCTGTATCATAGTAATTTTTACTTGTTAATTTAATAGGCATCTCAATCCCCACTCTCGTCAAATTTCCATGTATTCCCACTTCTATCTGTTTTATTATTTCTCGCGCGCCAAGAAGCTGTGCACTGAGGAATGTTTAGCTTTCTTGAAGCGTCCTTAGTTGACTTAAAGCGAGCAATTACTTTATTTCCTCTAAAGACGATTATTGGTTTAGCATTCATTTTGCCGACTTTCTCATAATGCCCTTCGTCTTTTAACGTCTTAGTCCTTCTCTTAACACAAGTTCCGTAAGCCAAGTTATATTTATCAGTACACCATTCAAGATTAGTTAGAACATTATTCTGCTTATTTTCGTCTTTATGATTAACAATTGGATAATGATGAGGATTAGGTAAGAAAGCCATCGCCACTAAATGATGAACACCCCAATATTTTCTTTTTCCGTTCGAGTCTTTCAAACAAACATGAATATATCCATAATGGCTTACCCAGCCTTTAAGAATATGAGGAGTCTTTTTTACGAAAGATTTCACGTGCCCTAAGTTGCTTACCATGTAAGCCCCTTCGTACCCTGGAACATCTTTCCATTTCTCAGCTGTCAGCTTCATCGGCTGGTTTGATTGTTCCCGCGTTGAAGAGTTCTGTTTGTCCGTCTGCGACTTCTTCGCTTGATTCTTCTTTGCCATCGTTGCTGTTGCCATTATTACTTACCCCCTTAGCCTTCGCTTCTTGTGACTTTTGAAATCCTTCTAGCAATTCATCAGTACTTTGCTTTTCATCCTCAACAGGTGTGACATCACGGCGCTCATCATCGTATTCGTTGCTTGTAGTATCGTTAATAGCACCAGTCAATAGGTCACTATCATCAGACGTGTTAATAAACATCTTAGCGGCACGATTAAGCACAGTACGCTTTGCCATTTCTGAGCCGAACTTATTCTGTACGTCATGCGTCTTAGATTGATTCCAACTAACTTTGATCTGTTTTTTTGTCATAATTGTTAAATGATCCACACCATCAGCAGTTGTAATAATGGCATAAGCTCCAATTAATTCATTGTCTTGGTTCGTCCAATCAAGATGAGTGTTTTCAGTATCAAGGACTAAATGTCCATGACGATCAATCGAAGTATTTACTTGATCTCCTTCATAAATTGCTTGAGCATCTACATCAGTAATGTTCTCTAGCCTTAGAAGAGCAGCGGTTGTTCCAAAATAACTGCGTCGCAACTGTAATTCGTTGCCATAAGCGATAAAATAGCATTGATCTTTTGCGGGGCTTAATCCTTGCACCACCATATCCATCAAGGATTGAATAATTGAATTAGGCGTACATGCTTGTAACACAGGAGTTTTACCTTTAGTTTTGACAGCTTGGAGCCTTAAAAGTGCTTGTGTTAGCGCATTTGAAACACTGTAATTCGCTGGTAAATCTAAGCCTTGATTTTGCTGTTTATTTATACGTGCATCTATTACGGTTCTTAATTGACCAACAGCTAATGCACCAGTTTGATTGATATTAACGCTACTAAGAATACTATTTGCTTTGTCTTGCAATTCTTGATTAATCGCTACTTGATTATTCATGAACTAGTCCCTCCTCATCAGCTAGGCGATATGCCTCAGCTTCTACTTCTTTGCAATCTTGTTTAAAGTGGCTTCCTTTATCAGTTTGATTAAGTAATAAACTAAGCTCCTGTGCTATCTCTAAGTCAGTTGCTTGGAAGTCTAAGACCATGTCAATTGCGTTGACGTGACGAGCTAAAATATCACGAATTCTCAAAAGTCTAGTACGTGTGTATTCATTCATGCTATAATTACCTCAAATTCTATTTATCTATAGGTTTTATTTATTGCCATCGGATGTGTCGGATCCGGTGGCTTTTTTTGTGTTCAAATCCCATAGCATTAGTGAGTAGAAGAACAGTAAGAACACTGCTCCGCCATAGTCACCAACGCCTGCACAATAGGTAATCCATGCACCCATCAGCATTGCTAAGAGCTTTGAATTAACTATTTTTGTTAACGTCATTTGTTTCACCTTCCTAATGCTTCTTCCGATACTTTGGTTTCAATACATTCAGCTTTTCGCCTTCAATAACGTTGACGATTGCTCCGATCAAGAAGCAGCCAATAATCACGAGCCACGGAATTGCTAGTCCTAACATCAACTCACCTCCTTAGAACGTGCTTCATAGATCATTTCAACGATTACATCGCTCAAATCTTTTGGTATTGTCTTCTTTGAAAGGTCAGGAATAATGTTCCCGTCCTTGTCTACGTTGATTATCTCCATCTGATCACCTCCTAGGCCTCAATCACTGATGCACTTAAGAACTTGTTAATGAAGTATTGTTGGCCTTTGCCAGTCACCTTCGTTGTAATGTTGACAGTTGTATGCCCGTCAGAATGATTAATTACTGTTTCTTTAGTTTTGAATAGTCCTAACTCCATCGAACGCTGAGTAGGAACGTTACGATTGCTTCCTCTTGCTCCCAAATAGCCATTTTTTCTCATCCAAGCAAACAGTCTATTTTGCCCAATGTTTACACCGTTTTGGCGAAGGATTTTGGCAAGCTGTCCAATTAGAATGCTTGAGTTGCTTGTAGAAACCGCATCCGCAAATAAAGCCTTGGGTTTCATCTCCGCAATCTGAATATCTTTAGCTTTTAACTGGTCGGCTGCTTGTTGTAGCAAGTCTGCTAATCCGTTAGCGTTATGAACAACGTCAAACGCCTTTTTATCTGTCATATAGGCACCATGCTTACGGATTGCTGGTAGCACTTCACTAGTGACCCAATGCTTGAATTCTTTAGCTTGTGGCATCTTGCTACTAAGGATTAATGAATAAAGACCCGATTCATTGATGAGTGTTACCTCTCGATGTTGGCCTGCCAGAACGATTCGTTCAGTCAGCTTATCATCTGCATCAACGTGATCTCGGATTGCCTTTGGACCATTTGAATACTGGAGGATAGCCGTAATATCACGTCCAACAAAATATGGTTCATCGTTAAGCATCATTGTCCGGACTTGTTGTCCGTTAAAATTAAATAATTGCTGCATTTGATTGCCTCCTTAAATGCTTTGCTATAATTAATTCATCTCCTAACGAGAGGGGGTGAATTTTATGCCTAGATATTCTGAAAGTGATCTTAAAAGATTCGAAGAAGAAGATTATATGTTGCTCGATATGGCTCTTAAAAATGCAAAAGCCAACGGTAAAAAAGAGTTCAAAGTTAATATCCAAGCTTTTGATGAAGTTCCTAATTACGAGCGACACGTTTGGACTTGGGCTTCGAAAAATGGGATTGACTACTCCAAACCATTTGATGAGTTTATATTCCGTATCGATTAAGTAACTCAATAGCCCTATTAACCGACATCATAAAAACCTTCTCTTGAACAATTAGTTCTATTTTTAGAGGCTGGGGATTAGCCAAGTTCGTTCTGTCTTGAGTAATCCGTTGATATAAAATTCCGTTGTAGCGATTACTCTCAATAGCTGTTATTCCGATATGTCCTCTAAAAGTAAAAGTAAAATTCAAGTCACTATCCTCAATTACAAGTGCTCTCAGTTTCTGCTGAGGGTACTTTTTTTGTAGCCGTTCTAGCTTCTTTATTAGCTTCATTTCATCACCTCCTACATATTCAAGACGCGGTAAATCTTCTTGCTGTTTTAGTTCTAAGTACATTTTATCCGTAGTTAGAAAGTAAAAAAATAATATTAGATAGTGGAATATTAGTTATAGAGCTAAATTTCTTAGCTTTATCAATCCTCATCGCTGTTTTGCCATTCTCGTAATTTTGATACGTCTTTGTTGAAATCCCAAGTTTTTCAGCTGTTTCTTGTTGGGTAAGGCCAGCATATTGCCGTGCTTTTTTTATTGTGAATTCCAATTTTCTTCCTCCTTTCTACGGTTTATATCTTACTACGGATAGAATGTATATGCAACACTTTTTTCGCAAAATAAGAAAAAAACTACTTTTTATATGTAGTTAGTTATATAATTATTGATAAAGAAAAGCATTTAACTAGGAGGAAAGCAGATTGGATATTGGAACACAAATAAAAAAACTAAGAAGAGAGCGAAAATATACACAAGCGCACCTAGCTGAGCTGTTAGGAACAAAACCTACCACTGTCGCTTCTTGGGAACAAGGTCGAAACAAACCATTAATGGATAAGGTGCAAAAAATGTCAATCATTTTTGGCGTTCCTATCTCTGAAATTGTTGGTGGAGAAGATTCCAATTTACCATCAAATATTATTTATCCCGAAGGACTTAAACGTGTAACTATTCCCGTTATTGGAGAAATCGCCTGTGGAGATCCAATAACAGCCGAAGAGAATATTGAAGGATATACAGAGGTTATTTTTGATAAAAAAGTCCCTAGCGGTCCTCTTTTTGCTTTGCATTGTAAAGGTCATAGTATGGAACCGACTATTCCGGATGGCTCAATGGTAGTTATTAAATCTCAACCAACAGTAGAAGATGGTGAGATTGCCGCTGTTTTAGTTGATGATGATAACGAAGCAACGTTGAAACGTGTTAAACATCAAGGAGATCTGGTTATGCTTATGCCAGATAACAAAGAGTACGATCCTATTATTTTAAATAAAGATCATCCTGGTCGTATTGTTGGGAAAGCTATAAGATATACTGCTTCCCTAAGTGAAGAGGATTAAAAAGGAGAAATAATATGTTATCGCGAATTATTTGGATGATTGTTTGTATCATCGTAACTTACTTCTTAGGAAAACTTGCATGGAATAATTTAAATAACCATAAATTTATAAGATCAATATTTCAAGGGGCCGTTGCCTTCGTTGCATTGATGTTAGCTTTGGGACCAATTATCAATTACGAAGACGCACACGAAAAGACAACATCAGCAGCAGATACAGCAAGCTCATCGTCAAAGCCTAGTTCGTCTAGTAAAGATGACGACTCATCAGATGAAAAAGAAAGTGATGAGGTAGCAAAAGCACGAGTTAAGAATACCTGCGATGCTCTTAATGATGAAATGTCTAAACATTCAGAACTAGACGGTTTCTCAATGAAACCTAGCGGTGATCAATTCAAAGTAACCGTTCCAAGTTCCGCAACTGCTCTTTCTGACAATGAACAAAAGTCATTGTACAAGAGCGTGGTTGATTTAATTTATTCATACGATAATGGAACTAATCAGGGTTCCTACGTCGAATTTGATGGTGACGATGGAATGCCAGTCGCTCACTATTCTTATATTGGAGACAAGATAAAATTAGATAATTAATTTGGGGGATTTTATGAAAAAGATAGGTTTAATATGTGCAGCATTATTAGCGGGTATTTCATTAACAGCATGTAGTAACTCTGCATCACAGAAATCTGCAACTAGCAGCAGTTCATCTACCAAAGTTGTTAAACACCACGAAAAAGCAAAATCAGAAAAGAAGCAAAGCCACAGTAACTCTAACAGCAAACAAAGCTCTTCGCAAAGCGCTAATAGCCAAAGTACTAGTACTCAGCAAAGTGTCCAATCACCAAACAATCAACAACAGGGAGCACAGTCTGGTGTTACTAAGTCACAAAGCGAAATTAACCGTGAACGTGGTTATGATCCAAATGGTGCCCCACTCTTGCCGGGCCAAGATCACGCTGCCGGATCTAATCCTGATGGTTCCCCTGACGCTTGGGTACAAGGTCAAATAGACTGGGCTATTCAAAATGGATATATGAACCCTGATGGAACTAATACGCCTAAAGGACAGGCGGCAGAAGATGAGGTTGAACGTGATTCGCAACCCGGAATGCCGTAACTAAAAAAGCCCTCTCCGGAGAAAGGACGTGAATAGTATTTTAGTAAGTATTCCTGCTATCTTAAAGATTGACGGAAGTATTGTAATTCAACAATTAATTAATGATGTTAATATGGCAATCCAATCTAATCAATCAACTGTCGAATTCGATTTTTCAAATTCCCAATTTATCGCCGGCGAAATGACCGTTCTGCTTGGCATGCTATTAACAGAAGTTAAGAAGTCCGGCAAAAAATATCGGGTAAATGGTATTACGGATAATGTTTCAAAAGCTTTAACAAGAAATAACTTTCTCCCATACTTTATGGGTGGTACTTCTTTAACAGATATCTACAATAATACAATTCAATTTTACTGTGGTAACGCACGAGACGATGATAGCTTAAACAAATATCTAGATGACCAAGTATTTAAAAACGATCATTGGGTTGATGTCACAAGTGGCCAGCAAGAAAAGGAAAAAATTAGCAGCGCAATTCATGAACTAGCTATCAATGTGTACGAACATTCTACTGTTAATAAAGTTTTATGCTGTGGACAATACTATCCTAATATGCATAAGTTAAGTTTTGCTTTAGGCGACAACGGGATTTCTATCCCTGCTAGTGTATCGACGGCAAAATTTGATAGTGACTCCAATTTAATAGATTGGGCTACACAGAAAGGCACTTCTACAAAAAATGAGGTTGCGAGCGGCTTAGGGCTCTACTCAGTTAAAAATAAATTAACTTCATCTGGTGGATTAACTATAATCTCGCGTAATGGATACTGGAGAAAAGCTTCTAATCTTGAAAAAGGTGCTATCACTATGTTTGAACTTGATAAATCACCATTGAACGGAACTTTTATCCATTTCTCGCTTGATATGAATGAACAAGTAACAAATAATGTAAATAATAATAATTTGCAAAATCTTTTCTTCTAAGGAGACAAAAATGAAAAAAATAATTGTCAAAAATCTAATAAAATCTAATTCTGCTACTTCGCCAGAAAAAGCCAAGCCTTTATATGATTTACTTGTTAAAAGCGTTAATGATAAGGAAAAAGTTTCGGTTGATTTTTCCAATTTAACAACAATTACAACAGCTTTTTTTAATTCCTCTATTGGAAAATTATACTCTGTATACTCCCCAGATAGGTTAAATGAATTTATAAAGCTCGATGGTAGTACCTTAACAAAACTTCAGTTTGATAAATTAAAGCTCGTAATGCAAAATGCTAAGAGCAAGTTATCTGAAGATGATATTCGGGAGGAAATGGATTGAAAATTGTAGATGCTTCACAATATCATTTTATGCCAATGGACAATATCCTAATAGATACAAACTTTTGGTTACTTACTTATAATATTTTTGCCTCTAGAAACGACAGACATTATTCGGGACTTCTTGATTATATCTCTTCTTCAAATATCTATATTACTGATTTGATTATTTCAGAATTTATTCACACATCGTTAAAGATTGCTTTTAAAAATTACAAAAAAAGTAATAATTTACCAGATATTGCTTATAAAGAAGATTATCAAAGCACTGACGACTTCAAACAACAATACCAAATAGCCGTTGAAACTATGCATAATGAAATTCTCGGACTTCCCAAAATAAATCTTATTGAAACAAAGAAAGAATATTTATATAAAGCTTTTGAATTCCCAAACAAAATGCTAGATTTCAACGATAGAGTTATTGTACAAACAGCCTTGGACAATCAGTTATCAATATTGACAGATGACGCTGATTATAAAGATTGCAATGCAGATATCAAAATCTTAACTAAAAACAAGAATCTATTAAAATACTAAAGTCAATTTTACCCCGTCGAATTCGACGGGTTTAAAAAGCACTGCAAAAGAACATATGTACGAAAGGACGTGATTAGGGACATGAAAGTAGCATTATATGTAAGAGTTTCAACACTTGAGCAAGCAGAAGAAGGTTACTCAATTAATGAACAAAAAGATAAGCTTAAAAAGTATTGCGAAATCAAGGATTGGACGATTGTTAAAGAGTACGTAGATCCTGGTCGCTCTGGATCAAATATCAATCGTCCCAGTATGCAACAGCTTATCAAAGATGCAGATACAGGATTATACGATGCTGTGCTTGTCTATAAACTTGACAGATTGAGCCGAAGTCAAAAGGACACTCTTTACCTTATCGAAGATGTCTTTCAAAAGAATAATATCCATTTCATTAGCTTATCAGAGAATTTTGATACTTCAACCGCATTTGGTAAGGCAATGATCGGAATACTAAGTGTGTTCGCTCAATTAGAACGTGAGCAAATCAAAGAGCGCATGTCAATGGGAAGAATTGGTCGTGCTAAGTCTGGTAAGATCATGGAATTCAATAATCCTGCATTTGGCTATGAAATTGACGGTGACAATTATAAAGTAGACCCGTTAAGGGCTGAAATAGTGAAACGAATTTACAAGATGTATCTTAGTGGCACGTCAATTAATAAGATAAAAGAAACACTTAATTCAGAAGGGCATATCGGAAATAAAAAGAACTGGTCTGATACCAGAATAAGGTATATTCTTAGTAATCCAACCTACCTTGGCAAAATAAGATATGATGGAAAAACATATGATGGTAAATTTTCTCCAATTATTGACGAGGAAACGTTCAACAAGACGCAGAATGAATTAAAAGAACGCCAAACGGCCACCTATAAGCGGTTCAATATGAAGCTTAGACCCTTCCAATCAAAATACATGTTGTCAGGATTACTACGTTGTGGCTATTGTGGTGCTACTCTCTTCGTTAACTCTTACGTATATAACGGTAAACGCAAACTTCGTTATAACTGTCCTAGCACATACAAATCAAAGCAAAAGACAAGGACGTATAAAATAATGGATCCTAATTGTCCTTTCAAGCTCGTATATGCTAAAGACTTAGAGCCTGCTGTGATAAATGAGATCAAGAATTTAGCGTTGAATCCTCAATCAATACAGAAACCAGTTAAGAAGACACCTGATATTGATGTGGAAGCAATTCAAAAAGAATTAGCGAAAGTCAGAAAACAGCAGCAAAGGTTGATTGACCTCTACGTTATTTCTGATGATGTCAATATTGATAATATCAGCAAGAAAAGCGCTGATTTAAAGCTTCAAGAAGAAACGCTAAAAAAACAACTCGCACCGCTTGAAGATCCAGATGATGACGATAAAATTGTAGCTTTTAACGAAATATTAGATCAAATAAAGGACATTGATAGTCTTGACTATGATAAACAGAAATTTATCGTAAAAAAGTTAATTAAAAAGATAGACGTATGGAACGACAATAAAATTAAGATCCACTGGAATATTTAA